GTACCTATATAGCCTGAAGTAGTACTGGCTAGGGCTAAGCTAGTGGCTATACTTCCTTGAGCTGTTGAGCTCAGATCAAGGCTAGTAGGTACCAAGCCTGAGGCTGTGGTACTAATGGCTAAGTTAGTACCTATATAGCCTGAAGTAGTACTGGCTAGGGCTAAGCTAGTGGCTATACTTCCTTGAGCTGTTGAGCTCAGATCAAGGCTAGTAGGTACCAAGCCTGAGGCTGTGGTACTAATGGCTAAGTTGGTACCTATATAGCCTGAAGTAGTACTGGCTAGGGCTAAGCTAGTGGCTATACTTCCTTGAGCTGTTGAGCTCAGATCAAGGCTAGTAGGTACCAAGCCTGAGGCTGTGGTACTAATGGCTAAGTTAGTACCTATGGTGCCTGAAACAGTTGTGGATGTAGACTGTACAGATAAACTAAGGTTAGTAGCTATACTTCCTGAAGCCGTAGCATTTAAATCTAGATTTGTAGCTATACTTCCTGAAGCCGTAGCTTTTAAATCTAGATTGGTAGCTATACTGCCTGAGGAAGTAGTGCCTAAGGTTAGCTGAGTAGCTATACTACCTGAAGCTGTAGCACTTAAATCTAGCTTTGTAGCTATACTACCTGAAGCTGTAGCCCTTAAATCTAGATTGGTAGCTATACTACCTGAGGAAGTAGCTTTTGATGTTAACTTAGTAGCTATAGTACCTGAAGCTGGAGCCCTTAAATCTAGCTTTGTAGCTATACTACCTGAAGCTGTAGCCCTTAAATCTAGCTTTGTAGCTACCTTTCCTGAAACGGTTCCTCCATTAGTGGTAGTTAATATTCTATCCTTTAGGGCTAAATTAGTATTTATAGAACCCAGAGCCGTGGATTTTAGCCCTGACTTAGTAATTATACTTTTCAAAGCTATTGAGCTTAAGTCAAGGCTGATAGGAACTAAACCCGAGGCTGTGGTACTAATAGTCGGCATCAGGAATACCCATATCCTTAGATTCCGCTAGTATGTACTTTCCTGGGGCTAGCATCTTTCTGTTACAAAGATCTGTAAGTATATACCCAAGTATATACCTAACACTTCGGTTGTGTTTAATAGAGTTTAAATATTCTAGCTGGTAGTGTAATAGTTTAGACCTGTTAACATCAAATACAAAATTATCCTTGATCTCTGACCTTAGTTCTTCACGTATATCTCCACCTTTAACACCATATATTTTCTTGATAGAGTTCTCAATCCACTTAATGTCAAGGACTCTAATAGGAGTAGTATCAGGCATGGTCTTAGCCTCCAACAAATCTTTTAGTAGCCAGAACAACCTCCTCTTCAGTCCATGAAGGATGGGCTACATGAAGTAACTCATGTACAATATCTTCTTCCGTAAGTTTCCTAGTATGAAGTATAATAGCGCAGTCATTTTCTATGACTACGCCAACAAGAGAAGCTCCGGGTCGACCATCTTCCCCGGTAACTTCTTTCCTAGATATTTTCTTAGTTACTACTGGAAGATTAATTCCAAACTTTTCTTTCCAGCTAGCTATCACTGAGTTTTCTGTTAGGCACAACCCACAGATTCCTTTAGCTTTTTCCTAATTAGTTTAACCTGTTCTTTAACATTAGCAATGTCTGAGTATAGATAATTATATGCTTCCGTATAATCCTTTCCTGATTTCCTAATTACATAGGCGGGGTGAAAGGTAGCCATAGAAGGAATACCAAATCTTGAGTTAAAAATCAGCCCTCTGCACTTAGAGATCTGAAGTCCGGGATTAATAACATTTGTTGCGGCCACTGCACCAAGACATAAAATAAACAGGGGCTTAACAAGCTCTACCTGTTTATCTAGAAATGGAAGACAAGCATCCATTTCTTCTTGCGAGGGAGTACGGTTTTTCTTTAAGCCAGTAGGACCATACTCCCATGGTCTGCACTTAGTAATGTTAGCTAGGTATACATAGTCTCTGGTAATACCCTGACTTTCTAATACCTGGTTTAAAAGAATACCTGCTTTACCAACAAAGGGAATTCCTTGAGCATCTTCGTCTTTACCGGGAGATTCCCCAACAATCATTAGAAGAGACTTCTTATTACCATCTCCAATGACTACGCTATTCCTGCTCTTTGAGATCTTGCACTTTGTGCAGGCCCTGCATTCCTTCTCCAACTGCTCCCAAGTGTACGGTTGTACTAGAGACATCTGATTTATCCTTAAGTATAGGAATGATTACCAACTCGTTCCCAAAAAACTTAATAGGAATGATTGTATCTTTGCTGGAACAAGAGGTAGGCCGATACATTTTATGTCTCCATTTTAATTATGGCCTATTTTATATTAAGAGCTCTCTTTAGAAATAATATAAACAAAGTAAGCAGCAAATGGAATTGCTAGTAGAAGTCCTAATACCATTCCAGAAATTGCACAAACAAAAAATGCTAGGAAGCCAAGCTGTAGCTTTTGCTTAGAAGCACCATAGATAAGTGGAATGGTACCAGCAAGAATCCCGGCAAACATACCCATAATAATATAAGATAGTATAGTACTGTCGCCCATTTTAATTTCCCCCAGATGAGGATGGAAGTACAACCATGTCCCAGATTCTATGTACTGGATAAACTATATAAGTCTGAGAGTCGTAAGTCATTACTGCAACAAATGCAGAATCGTGCCAAACAACAGTGGCCTTAACAGGAGGGATAGATTCAGAAAAATTAATGATAACATCCCTTCCTTCTAGCTTAAATACTTCCATTGGATTTCCTCCTTAAATTTGAGGGGAGCAATAAAGCTCCCCTCTTTTCACAAGATTTCGCACTTATCGCCAGTGCAGGCGTACTCTCTTATTAGACCAGTAGTATCTTCTTTCTCGTATCTATACAGCTTGTAGTATTCCATAGACACTGTCTTAGATACCATTTGAAGGTACTGCTCTTCCGATATCTCTTCATATGGTGCAAGCTGATAGATGTGATCGTTCTTGGGCAGGAATGATAGGCCTGTGATACTATCAAAGTGATTGTATACCCAGTTACCTACATCTAACCACTCGTCATCGTCTACATAAACAGTACAACTTATACTATGTTCAGCCCAGGTATTCTTTAATCTAAGCCAGTATTCCAACTGATTAATAGCACTTACATCATGCCTGGTAATGCATCCTTCTGGTGCCTTAACAGGAAACTCTAATACCCAGGTAGAACAATTCTCTGCTGTTTCACCAACCTCGGGATAACAAGAGATACCACAGTCTTTAGCTAGTTGATACAAAGGATCTTTAGCATTAATCCTTACTCTTCTAATATAGTACTTGGCAAACCTTGGATGTACTCCGCTTGCAGTATCTGCTAGCTGAGAAACAGTACCACTCGGCTTACAACATGTAATAGCTGCACTATGATTTATACCAAGCATATCAGCAACTTCTTCGTTAGTCTTGATAGCTTGCTGCTTTAGTTCTTTTACAAGCTCTAATGCTTCTTTATTATTAGGATCTTTTATTAGAACATTTAGCAGCGGACAATCCATCTGTCCGGTAATACTTACACCTAGAAGTCTTTCCTCTTCACAGTTCTGCTTCCACTCAGGAGATAGATATGGAAAGTTTGTAAAGGTAGCCTGAATAGTTCCGATTATAGTAGCTAATCTAACCTTTTCAAGAAGAGTCTCTCTTGTATCATCAGGTCTAGCTACTACCTCACTGAGGTTACATAGCTCCTTTGATCGTAAGATAATCTCTCCACAGTTACCAGTCATACTGTATGCTAGCTGGAAGCAGTGGGTATCATCGTACACTGATATGTCCCAAACATCTTCTACTAGATCAGTAGGAACTACCTCTACTACTTCTATACTAAAGTCATTATCCTTTAGCTTCTTTATATCTTCCAGTAGTTCTTCATTTCTTACTGTAAAACAACTAAGGAAATGGCTAGGATTCTGAACAGTAAGAACTTTAAATTGTTCCTTATCAGGATGCGAACTTGATACAGTAAGTACACCATAGAAGCCAAGTAGATTCTGAATATCGTCTATCTTGTCAGAGTCAGCTACTATGGACAAACCTTCTGTAGATACTCTTCCTAGTAGGTTAAAGGCACCACTTACAAATCCCTTACGAAAGTCCTCTGATAGATCAGTATATATTCCTTTTGGTACTCCACGAAGCTTATAATATATACCGGAGGCGAACCCTTCGTTATAGGTTCCATGTAGATTGTTCTTAGACGAAGGCTTATCTGAACTAATCTCTGTAAACTTAAGCGTTGGTAGCTTCATACCAGGCTTAAGCTCTGTAGTAGTTACCTTATCTAATCCAACAACTGGCCATTTGTGCTCAGCTGTACAGAAGTAGCTTCTACCATTATTAAGCTTTACTTCGTATAGCTGCTTATTACCGGAGAGGAAACACTCTGCCTCGCTCCATTGACCATTAAGATTAGGAACCTCAAATGTTCTTCCTTCTAGACTTTCTATAGGATAGATACCATTCTTAGTGCGTACTAGCGTACCTGCCCTAAGGGACGGGTTGGTTCCAAACCTAGCAGACTTTCTCCTCTTAGGCCTACATTTTATAGCAGCCTGCCTATTAAAAATACCTCTTTCTCCAGAACCAGACTTAGCTAGAGAAAGCCATTCTTCCATAAACTCTACAGCAGTAGGTCTTTCTTCATAAACTGCAGAGTTATTAGACATAGATCTATAAGGATGCTTAGTCCAGAACTGACCATCCTTAGCGTATCTCATTTCAGTATCAAACAAATCACTAAGAGAGATTTCTGCACTGTTATGTACAAGCACACCATTAGCTACAAAGCAATGGTCATCTTGTACCTCCAGGTCATAGGTTTGATGATAGTCTAGGCTATCAATTATATTAACAATACCTACAGGAGATAGTATTGTTCCGGTATCTGTCTTCTCTACAGATACTAAGTACTTAACACAAGTACCATTAACATCATATTCATTCTTTAGATCTCTTGCTCGTACCCAAGTATAGCCATTATCAGAGGAAACGGCTAGCCTATGATTACCCGTACAAGAAAAGACCATACCTTCTTCTAACAAGAAGTGCAAAACGTACTGCATACCCTGGTCGAACTTATTAACCACCGGCTTGTAGGAACCCTCTCCGGTAAGTACTAAGTCTCCTACCTGGATATCCTCTATCAGCTTAGTGCCATTGTTAGTTTCTACCTTAGTTCCTTTAGGAAGGCACCTTCTAACACCACCACTTACAACCACATAGCCTACCATACAGGCTATATCATGAAGATCGATTGGAGATAGCTTTTGACCCTGATGGCTAAGAATTACTTCTCTAGAAAAGTCAAGTAGATTCTTTAAAGGCTCAGGACCAGAAGCATAACCACCCTTAGTCTTTAGCTTACTACCAGCCGGTCTAATCTGTGAGTAATCAAATACAACATCTTTACCGGAGAACCAGCTCTCTAGACCAAGCTTAAAAGCATCTGCCCAACCTTCAGTAGTATCGGGAATAACAAATGTTTGAGGGGCTTCTTTCTTTTGCATTCTAACACGGGGAACTTTATCTGTACAGTAGTAGAGCTCGACCGAGTAGCCAGCTCCACATCCTGCCATTAATACATATAGTAATTCTACTAAAGAATCAATACTATCTATATTAATAAAGCTACAGTTATAGATTGACAGGTCCGTCTTATCTGTGGCAGGACCAGCCATAGCCATAGCTCTCATGGAAGGAAGAACTTCCATGCTCTTTATAGCCTGTCTTACTTCTTCATAGTAGTTAGATGGTAGCTTAGCCTCAGTCCGCTTAATGTAGTAGTCTACTAGCCTGTCTACTGATTCTTCCCAAACCTCTCTTCTACCAAGGTCGTCTCTCCATCTAGCATACCGGGAGAAGTAGACAAACTCGGCCAGATCGTTCTTAAAGAACGCTCTATTACTAACAATCTTATCCTTATCTTCAGAATTTAATGGCTTACGTTCTCTAATACTATTTTTATAATCCCTATATCTCATGTACTTTCTAGCGGCTTCTACATATCCAGTCTCGATAAGAGTTTGTTCAACTATATCCTGAATATCTTCAACATGAGTAGGGGTATTATTAATCTTATTAACTACTTTAGCAACGATAGAGTTAACTTCTTCAGAAGAAGAGTCAACTCCACAGGCATTGAAGCATTTAAAAATAGCAGTATAAATCTTGTCTGCATTTAAGCTTTCTGTTCTACCATCCCTCTTAAGAACTTGATAGGAAGAATCTGATAGCTGCTCTATAGTCATCTTTTTAGCGACCTCAATACTGGAGTATGGGGTGGGAGCCTTATGGCTCCCACCAATTAGTATATTAATTAAACGGATTCTCTGACTCTACTGCAACAGCAACAGGCGAATCTTCTACTACCTCGTTAGGCTCAACATTATCCTTAACCCTGGAGGTTTCAGGACGCCTAACCATGCTTACAACAATCTTTCCCCTCGGGGAGAAGTTACCGTCTTTATCCTTTCGTACTTCCATGCTGAAAGGACCATCTACGATAAGAGATGTACCTTCTGGCTGGCTAGCAATGTACTCAGCATCCGAGCCAAAGGCAACAATATTAACAAACCTGCTAGTCCAATTACCTTCCTGATCCTTTACAGAATCTCGGAGAACCGCTGTAACATACTCGCGGCCTCCCTTACTGGTCTTCTTCTCCATAGAATAGAGACGACCATCCATCGATGCAGTGATTGCCATTATATTCCCTTTCTGGTTAGTTATCTTCTAGCTGACTAACCGCAGCTTCTTCGAAGTATCTCTTTTTTATTTACGTTATATTTTATTAGAGCTATCCTACCTAGTAGTTCATCAAAGCTCTTGTCTTCTATCATGTTTACAGTTTTATTACTCAAATAAGCAGCAATAGAAGCGGGTATAATAAATAGCATAGGAGCTACTGAGATACCTACAACAGCACCAACGATAGCTGCTGCAGTAGTAGCTTTAGTAACAGCGACATACTTAATATCACTTATATCATAAGTAAGAGAGTTAGCTAAAACTAATGCCTCTTTTTCTTTTCCTTCTTCTATAAGTAGTTCTGCTGTGTCTAAAAGCTTACTTATCTCTTCCTTCGTAAAGGGCATCGTTGGTGTCCTTTCTAATGTTCCCCGGTATTAAGATACCAGGCATCAATTCTATTCTTAATTGCATAAGCTCTTGTTCTAATTCCTTCTAGATCTTCGGCAGAAACAGAGTCAGCAACTCTTTTACCAAAGTATCCACCAAGAGCAGATGTAACTAAAAATAGACCGGGAAATAGAAGAGAACCAACAATAGCTCCAGTAACAGCTCCTCCAAGGATGCCACCTGCAGAGCTACCAGCTTCCAGGTTGGAGACCCCATCAAGAACTGAGTTAACAATAGAAAGGGCCTCAGATTCCTTACCTTCATTCACTAACTGTTCAGCTAGATTCAACATCTTGCTAAGGTCTTCCTTACTGGCTGACATATTTTTCTCCTTTGCCTACTTAGTAGGCGTCCTCCCTTGAGGACTCAAGAACTTGTTCGTATACTTGGTTATATACCGGAGGGTTATTCTTTAGAAAAGCTGCTGATGAATCTCTACCAGCTCCTAGTTGGAGATCATGATACCTATAGTATACACCTTCTCTTAGGATAACATCATGTTTTACAGCTAAATCTAACAAATCTAGTGAAGTATCATAGCCAGTATCAAACATCATACTGGTCTTGATACTTCTAGTTATAGGAGCGGTCTTACTCACTAGATCCATGAGAATGATTCTTCCTACCGGAACAAACTTTCTAAAGATTAAGCCTCCACTATGTAGCTTGATTCTTAGATCAGCCCAATCTTCTATGGAAGAACCACCAACAGTTACCTTCTTCTTAAATACTACCCTACTTTGATTTAGAAACAGGGCGGCTGTATTACTCTTTGTTATAACTTCATTTACTTCTCTAAACATTTTACGAAGAAGTATATATCTGTATTGAGTTTCCTCTGGAACAACAGCAGCCAAACTATCAACAATAACAAGATCAGGAGATAGCTCTTTTGTAATGGATATTATATCCTCTACTCCACCCAATGTACATACGGCTATTCTATCCTTATCTATGCTATGTTTATCCAGTATATACTTGGTAAGCTTTTGCTCAATAGAAAAATACAGTACAAATTTACCAGAGTTAGTAGCAGTTTTTGCGTACTGTAGAGCAAATGAAGTCTTACCAGTAGAGGACTCAACATCATATACCTCGGTAATATGTCCCTTAGGAATGCCGCCCTCAATCAAATCAAAAGAAGGTATCCCAGAAGGTAATTTTTCTGAGGTACTGTGTCTTCTATTGGCAAATCCTAGGATTCCATTACGAATCCTTTCCTCTAGATTCAACACTGACCTCTCTCTTGTATGGTAATCTAAATTTCATGACCTCTTTGTATACATAAGCAAAGTATGTAAGAGTAGGAAACCATCCAAGTGCCCTGAGATTATTAAGCAAGTAAACTTTATCTTCAGTGTTCTTAGTTATTTGCATAACTTGATCTAATGAAACAGCCATTCCCAAATACAGCTTAAGAGTGCTACCTCCTACTAAAAACAGCTTACTTCTAGTAATAGTGTTAACTATTGATTTTATAAACATTACCTTTCTTTCATCAAAAGAAGTTATGGTAGCTTCTCCATTAGGTAATAGTTTATAAGTAGTGAGTAGCACACTATTATTTTCTAGGTTTTCTACAAGCTTCTTCTTACATAGATCACGAACGCACTCATGTACAGGTCTACTCCAAGAGGTATAGTAACAAAATTCATATCCAAGATCTATGTCCATCTTCCGTGATACAAAGTATATGATATACTGTATCGTAGACATAGACATCTTGGGTACGTTCCGTTCGTTTTTTATTACTATTAGTGTTAAGAGTGTTAAAAGATTAGTATCTACCATGCTTAACTCTATACGTTATTAGGCTTATAGTTCCAGTCTATAGTAGCTAGACCTGTCTCGGTAAGGATTAAGGGCCATCTAGTTCCTCTAGTATTAAATCCCCATTTTATAGTAGCAGCAATAAAGGTTCCATCAGTAATTCTGTATGGAGTTTCCTGTCCTACTACATTAATAACAATCTTGCCCTCAAATTGTTGAACTACAGTAAACTCTGCTAGCTCAGAAACTACCGGAGCGGTTACTACTGGTTGTGCTTTAGGCTTATTCTTACTGCCTGGAGGTCTACCTCTCCTCTTAGCAACAGGCTCTGCATTAAAAGGAACAGACTTAATCCTTCGGATACTAGTTTTAGGGCTCATGAACTCTTCTCCTTCCTACCATATAGAGAAACAAGGGCTTTAGACCAAGAAATCTTACGGATATCCTTGGCTCCCTTCTTTCTAATAAGGACTGGAGAAACCTTGTTTCCATCTTCATTATAGCAAATAGCAATGTCAAAGTTATTTGTTACTTCACCAAACAAATCATGCTCTTTTACTTCCATAAGAACAACAGAGGTGTTATCTACTACACCCTGAGCGAATCTTGTTCCTCCAGGAATCTTACCTACATTTACTTCAGGATGTTCTGCTCTATCAAACACGCAAGAGAACATGTAGTCTAGTGTAATACTCATTACTTTCCTCCCAATAAGGTATCTCTGTTAGTTTTATATTGAATAGCACGAAGCTGAGAGATTGACATAGGCTTAGGAACTTTACCCATAGCTCTAGCATGATCGATTAGTCTAGAAGCATGCCCTTTGCTGATACTTCCTCCCCAGATCTTCCAATCGATACCTAGAGAAGTAAGATACTTCTTTTGAGCAACAGATGCTTCTTCTTTCCACCAAGAAGCGTTCCTTTTTATTAAAACAAGGGAGTCTGGCCATGTTTTGGCAATGTATTCTTCGAACATTGGCCATAGTTTCTCTGGATCCATATCATAAGTACGATGTAGAATCTCTCTACCATCTTTTTTCATGATACAGATCATGTTACCGGCTGTATCAAACCTAACTTCAGCAGATTTACCCAATCCACAGCCCAAATAGTAGTCCCCATTAGTCAAAGGAACCCAAGCATACTTAGTAAACTGCTTAATTTCTTCCGGAGTCATAGCAAGAGACAAAAGTTCTATCTTTTTCAAGATAATCTTCAGTTCTTCTATACTTTTAGGTGCTTCTTTAGCAAGTAGACCGAGATCACCACACCCAGTAGAGTCAACTAGGTCTGCTACTGTTGCTAGAGTAGTCCCTTTAAGGTTTAGAGTCCTCGGAAGACCTAAAATAGCAGGAACAGTACACAAATTATGCCTAGATGTGTTATCTACTACGTCTATTACGATCAAATCTGTTTTACCGGGGTAAATTCTTGTTCCTCTGCCTATTTCTTGGACATAAAGAGGCCAAGATAGGGTTGGAGAGGCCTGAATAATGCATCCAATGTCAGGAACATCCCATCCTTCGGTAGCAATCCTCACATTTACGAGCATTTGGAGGTTTCCAATGCGAAAATCCTCTACTATAGCCTTCCTATCCTTAGAATCATCAAAAACACAGCCTACACGAACACCTTTTTGCTTCATGAAGGCATAAACTTCTTCAGCATGAGCCCTAGAGATGCAAAAAACCAAGGTTTTTCGTGTCGGACAGATCTTTTTCCAGTTTTCATAGATAATATCGTTACGATTACTGCCTACAACGATATTTTCTAGCTCTTTTTCGTTAAAATCACCAGCTTTTACCGAAACTTTTGAGATATCAATGAAAGTTTCGACCTGATATCCCCTAATCGGACAGATCCAGCCGTCTTTCATAGCCTGTCTCATGGTATAACGGTAAATTTCCTCTTCAAAGATGGCTCCAGAAGCAGTATGAAGCTGTTTTCGATCCATTCTTACCGGTGTTGCAGTAACTCCAAGCAATAATCGGTCTCCATCGAATGCTCCGAGCCTTGTAAGAGCAGTTTTATAGCTGTCTGCTTGTGCATGATGGCATTCATCAACTATGATTAGCCCAAAATCATAGTCATTTAGCCTATCACTACCACTTCTACCAATACTTTGAATGCTAGCAAGCACAATATTAGAATTAGTTGCACGAAGTTTAGCCTTCTCTTTACTAATACTAACATCTGGACTTACTTTTTCAAACTTCTCAGCTGCCTGATCAAGTAGTTCGTCCCTATGAGCAATGACTAGGGTCGGTCTACTCTCACCTTGCTCTCTCAACTTCTTATCAATGTGGGAAAATAGCACTGTATTATGGGTTACGATGAAGTCTCCAAGCAAAAACAGCCTATCATCACTCAACTCAAACCCATAATAATTTCCATCGCCAATAGATTCAATAGAAAATCCTGTAAGAGAAACAACATTATGAAGAGATGTACTAACTCTTATAGGATCAGGAGTTTTAATATGGATTATATCGTGTTGATCATTAATATCATTAACAGTTACTAGCTTAGCATTAAGTCCAAGAGATCTAGAAATCCAGAGGATGTTATTAGCGAGTTTCCTATTAACAATAGTCAGTATATACCCATAGTTTTCAACAAATTTTGCATTAGATAGGGCACCTACCATGAATAGTGCCCTATTATTCATACTACTAAGCTTAAACTGTGTAATGTAACTACACATAAGAGAATGATTACTCTTAATTGTTTCCTTTTCTACATCAAGTAGTCTTCTGTCAATCGGTCTATTACTAATAAGGAGCTTACCTGTTAGATAAGCATCCCTACAAGAGTTTGGAGAAGGAAAATGAATGCCTTTCCTGTAGAGTTTATACTCACTAAGATCTTCATATACGTATCTATTACTTAGGTAATCCTCCACAGATATATTTAGTACAGTTCCATCAGATTTCATAAGGGATAGAATATGGGGGCCATTAGTTACGAATGGAGTCCCTTCCTCTGGAGTAATCTTGTAGAGGTTTCCTCTACCCGTAGCAGTAGAGAGTACTGTCCGGGGAGTACTATCGGGACCCATCAAAAAATCACCGGGAACAATGTCCTGGACCCACTTAATATGCCCATTATACATAATAATAGGCGTATTCTTACCAAGACATTTTCCTGTACCTGTAGGAAGTGTCATCAACATCCTAGTAAGCCCTTTGTTCTTTGCTTCAAAGAACTTATTACATGCTTCTTCCTGATAGCTCCTTAGTCTCATGGTTATCTCTATCCCAAAAAAATTCCTGGCCTAAACTACTGTTAGGCCAGGTTAGAAAAAGCATCTAAAAGTCATTTGCTCCTTTTCTTGGAAACTCCTTTCAAGACTAGAGCAAATCTAGCCCTTTGTCCAACCTTGTCCTTCCTCTTGGCCGCAGCCTTTAGCTTATCTAATGGAATAGGCTTATCCTGTGGAACACCTAGGTCCTTATGTAGCTGGCCAGGCTTCTTAATAGCCTTTTGAATGAAGTTCTTGTTAGCTTCTTGTAAAGAGGTTAGGGGATTAGGTTCAAGATCAGAGGGTACATTAGGCTCCGTGTTATCAGTATCGCTCATGTACACACCTCCCGGTATATTCAGCAACTACTGCTGATAACATATTATCGCATATTATGTATGATACTTAAAGGAAACCAGCAATAGTTTCTGTAGCTTTTAAAGAAAGACTTTAGAACCCAATCTCCAAAGGAGGTACAAAGGATTGCATAGGTCTTAGTACATTGTGGTAAGATAGGGGCTGATAGATGAATTTGAACTCTTCAATGTGTTTATTAAAAATCTGATTGATAAATATACCATCAGCGCAAGTATCATCAGGTATAAACCTGATATCTTCAATGAGCTTTGAGTGAACAGTATACTGTGCAGAATCAATCTGCGTTGGTCTTACAAACTGTGGGCCTGCTGACATTAGCACATGTTTCTCCATCCATGGAGCTGGCCCAACCTCATTATAATGATGACAGGCATAAACATAGCCCTTTTCTGGGAAGCGTTCTATATAGTTTTCTATAACAGGCAAGAATGAAGGGTGTAAGATATTATCATCATCAAGAATACAGAAATAAAACCCGGGGTATTTATTAAAGGCCCTATCTATTGCTATGTTTCTTAAAATGTTTTCACAGTGTGGACCATTCTCATGGGGTTCAAAGGTAACTGAAACCGTAAATTTATCTACATTGGACATAAGCTTAGCTATCTTAGGTTCCCACTCCTGTTGATTAACTATGTTAGCATCAACCGTTATGTACCACTCAAGATTAGTAGCCTTTGATAGATTAAACGATTGAAGCAGATAGGGTAGATTCTGAGGACGACTACAGGCAGTGTGAACAATTAATGTATCATGCATTATTAGCTCCTCTTTATTAGCTTTAGAGTTTTTAACTACTTGATATTATTATTGCATATCATATGCTAATTTAAGAAGCTAGCAAGAGTTTCTATAGCTTTTAAAGAGAGGGTTTAGCACCAGGTCTCCAATCGAGGTAAGGTATGAGCCAATAGACAAATTTGAACTTTTTACTATGCATATGAAAAATCTGATTAATAAATGTATCCTCAGCATGAGCATCATCACGCATGAACCTAGTACCTCCAATAAGCTTTGAGTAAACAGTATACTGCACAGCATTAACATGTTCATCCATATAAGGATGACAGACATAAACATGGCACTTTTCTGGGAAGCGTTCTATATAGCTTTCTATAACAGGCAAGAAGGAAGGATACAAAATGTTATCATCATCAAGAATACAGAAATAGAACACAGAGTGGATAAGAAAGGCCCTATTTAGTGCTCGATTTAGTAGAATATTCTTAGCAAAGTGCCCTGGATTATCATCATAATGCTCAAAGGTAACTACAACCTTAAATTTAGTTACAACAGAGACAAGCTCAGCTATCTTAGGTTCCCACTCCTGTTGATCCACCGTGTTGGCATCAACCAAGATATGCCATTCAAGGTCAATAGTCCTCGGTGGATTAAACGATTGAAGCAGGCGTGGCAAATTATCGGGATGTCTACAAGCAGTGGCAACAATCAATGGGTTGTGCATTATTTTCTCCTTAGTCTTTAAGCTTCCTAAGTACTTGCACGTACTTAAGGACTTCCCTTAAAAAAGATTTCAGAACCCAATCTCCAGTGGAGGTACCCAAGGTGCAATGTTATCTCCTGAGAAACCTAGCGAATCATTATAAGCTAAGACTTGAGGAAGAAACTTAAAGTCTTCCTCATGCTTATCAAAGATCTCAGAAATAAACATGCCCTCAGAACACGCATCATCACGCGTGAACCTAGTGTTTCCGATAAACTTTGAGTGGACAGTGTATTGTGCAGTACTAAGCTGTGTCAGATCAATAACATTAAGATCTGCTGGCATCACGACACGATGTTCTGTGTACATAGTCTGTCCAGGCACAGTACACAGGTGGCAACCATAAACGTAGCACTTTTCTGGGAAGCGATTCGTATAGTTTTCAATAACAGGCAAGAAGGAAGGATGCAAAATGTTGGTATCCTTAAGGATACAGAAATAAAATCCAGCATATATACTAAAGGCCCTAGTTAGTGCTCGATTTAGTAGGATGTTCTTAGCAGAATGCCTTGGATCATCATGATACTCAAAGGTAACTGCAGTTCTGAATCTAGTTATACCAGAGACAAGCTTGGCTATCTTGGGCTCCCACTCCTGGCGATTTACCGTATTGGCATCAATCAAGATATGCCATTCAAGACCAAAAAATATTGACGGGTTAAACGACTGTAGCAGGTATGGCAAATTATCGGGATGCTTACAAGGGGTAGCAACAATCAATGGGTTGTACATTATTTTCTCCTTAGCCTTTAAGTTTCCTAAGTACTTGTACATACTTAAGGGCTTCCTTAAGCTCCTTAATAGTAGCTGTGTACTTAGTAATGGATGACAGAATACTCTCCTCTAGCTCCTCTAGATTTACACTATCTTTATTAGATACTACTTTTTCCAAAGAGTCTAAGGATTCCATCATACTATTCCCGCCTTTCCTTAAACTCTTAGCTGTTCTAGAAGTAATCTCTAGCTCGAGCATAATAAAGATAGCGATAGCAGCCATCACCAGCACTACATCATAGTAGCATAGTGCCAGGAATAGAAAACAGCCAAGCCAACCAAAGGCAGTTACAGGCCGGCCAATGCTGTTAAAGAATATCAAGATAATAACAGCACCAACAGCCAAGTTAGCTGCTTGCATTTTATCCTCCTTTTACTCTGTCAAGATATACTTCAATGCAAGCTCTAATAAACTCTTTCTCTTCCTCCTTCCTACTCTTGTTAGTCTCAACCTTTGGCATAGAGATTAGATTCATGCCAAAGTTAAATCCAGTACGAGCTCCAATGATAGTACACGAAGTTACTTCTACAATCTTGTCAAACAACGACCAGTTAGACTGCTCAGTCTGCTGAGCTGTTGCTGTTGCTTCCATCTTCTTCCTCCATTTCGTTATATGCTGTAGCGATCTTTTCTATGGTACCAGAAATGATACTCTCTATATTAGCATAGAGAGGGCCGAGCTTAGGATCATTCTTATACCTGTATTTATCTACCTCTGCTCTGTTCTTAATATACAAAAGTACTTCTGCGTATTTAGCAGATGTAGATAGTACATGTGAAAGACAATTAGGACAAACAATCCAGTACCGGACGTGTGCAACCGGAGCCTCATTGACTTCATAAGAAGCCATGTCTCTACCACAACGGTCGCACTGAATCCTAGAACACTCTGTGTCTTCCATGATTAGCCCTTTTCTAGTTTATTAACTAACCCACCTAAAATACCAACTATTTTTTTCAAATCGTTGATCTGGGCTTCACAAGTACTTAATAGCTTACTGATTAATCCTTCTACTTCGTTTGAGTAGTACTCAACTACGCTGGCTGCTGCTTCTTCATCGTCAGCATTCCTGATATTATAAAGCTCAACAAACCTAGCCCAAGCTCTTATAATATCAGCAATATAGTTGCTGCTACGAAAGACGGTACCAATAAACATAAGAACAGTAACCTCTGATATAGGAGTATCAGAACGAAAGTTATCTATACTATCCTTCGTATACGCATTCCACATTTCAAGAAGGTCAGCAACAGAGTAAGGCAATGGTCTTTCAGAGTTTTCCAAAAGCCAGGATAAGAATTGCCTAACAGTAAAGTCATATATTGGTGTTCTTTGTTTCATTACGTTTATCCTTGTTTCGTTTCTGCCACTCTAGTTCCTCATCCCTATTCCATTCCTTTTCCGCCTCAGCCTCATGACGGGATAGATATCCATGAATGCCAGAAGCAGATTCATGTGTCCAATCTGGGTAGAACTCCTCCGTTGGAGTAACGGTATCTCCAACTTCGTACTTGAAGTTACGATCGTAAAGGCTATACGCTACCTTTTCCTTACCGATAACTTCTAGTACAATAGCTTTTGAAGCACGAACAATACGCGTTCCTCCAGTTACTCTCTCGGCATCAGGAGGAACCAGTAGTCTTACTATTGCACCACCTCTACACTTCTTCCAGATCTCAAGTGATCCTGTTTCTGGAGCAAATGTAGATAAAACTCGAGCAGAATCTGGAACATCAATAGCATTAACAAACATAGAACCCTGCAGTATGGTTTCCTTAAATTTAACATCAGTAAGTGCTGTTTCATCAAACCATACTGACGAACAGTTTGTGTATGTCAGATCAACTCCAGTCATGCTACACCTATAGAATCCAGCATTAGAAAAAATCGAATACGATAGATCAGAATGATCTAGGCTTGAGCATATAAATTTAGACTTTGCTGCAAGAGCTTCAAATATTCTTGTATTATTTAAGTTACACCTCTCAAAAATAGTGTGTGCTAAGATTGAATAGCTAAGATCAAAATTAGACAGATCAAGACCTACTAGTACACGATCAGAAAGGTTAAGTCGCTCTGCCCCCCACTTTACCCTCATCCATTTTTTATGTTTTACAAGTAGATATACCAGCTCTTCTTGAGTAAAGTCTCCTTCCATGATTATTATTCCTTCTGGAACTCAGAAAACTTTTTCCAATTAGTTAAAGAGTTAATATAGTTCTCGATATCTTCCTGTGGACTTTTGTATCCCTCATGCATAGCACAAACTTTAGCTGCTCTAATAGCTCTAGCTGCATCCAAAACACATAGGCCCATGTTAACATCATCACGATCCTTATACATTCCCGCTGCGTGCAGAGCGGCAGAAAGTGCATAGCGTGATGTGTTAACCAGATAGTACATCTTCCAATCATTATCATCCATGGAAGAGTAGGAGAGTCGAACAGCTGCATCAATTATAGATACGTTTACTTGAGTATGAGAATCAGAAATGACAGAGACAGCACTTTCCAACAAGGCTTCTACAATAGGAACTCCTGATGCATGCATTCTTGTAGTACCAAGAGGAAATACTTTATTCAAAATAGTTTCAGCAGAAAATACAGCAACCTTTGCTGTATTTTTGGCCGGCCAGTCAGAAACTTTTTCTATCTCTACAGAGTTAGAAGTAATGTAAGGCTTGGCAATAGCTAGATTACCTGAAAGATCTCTTGCACTAACAAGAAATCTACCAGATGACCCATCCATTATCGCGTCAGAAACGGTTTCGAACCCAGTAAACCAGTAAAACTTATTAGAAGCTGAAGTACTGATGATGTTACTATCAGGTAGGCTAGTAAAGAATTTGTACATCACTATTCCTCCAGGAATATTAGTTACTAAAAGTTAGTCAACATGTAATGCATGAACATGGCGAACAAAATGTATACGAAGACTGCCGAGACCAACATAGCAAGACAGCCTAGACATCCACATCCATCTTCGTCTTTATGGTGTGGATCATATGGCTCATCCTTAGGAGCAAGGTCAGTACTTCCACACTTGGCACAGTAGTACTCATCCCGGTAATCCAACATACCACATAGACCTGTGCCAAGATTAAGGCCTACCCTTGCCGTAAAGATATTAACAATGGCCATCATGGTACCAGCACCTGGGTGCCATCTATGACCATATCTAATATCCAAGCTGCCACAGTCTCTACAATGATGGATACCCTGTACTTTTCCCATCTTTTATCTCCTAGTCAGGTTCTTCCCACCCTACCATCTGAAGACATCTATTGTGCAAGTTAGCTATGGCCGATATTGACTGCTCTAGATTATACTCAGACGCTGACTTACTACCAAAGAGATCAGTAGACATAGGACTATTTATCCCGGTATTGTTAACACTATGCCCACTACTAATACGATCCTCCATGAACTTTACCTTAGAGATTTCTGCAGCACAGGTAAGAGAAGCAAAGGTAGCAACCAGATTATAGTTCTTATCAAGCATGCTAATAGCTGCTCTAACTGCACCAGAAATAGCATATAGCTCTTTAGCAACAAAGATGTTAATGTTCTGTTGAGCAAGAATAGTATCAAAGATGTAGGTATTATACTCCTCTAGCTTTTTCTTACTTGTCATCCCATAGATAGCCACATCTCCCACAGCATACACAGCATCAATGATCTTAGGATCACTAAATCCATGGGCTGAGATAAGCTCTAGTGCTCTGTTAGCTACCTCATTAGCTAGTGCAATGTCAAGACTAGCCTCCCAGATAATAGAATTAAAGCGCTTAGTCTCAGTATCAAACCTAAGAAGAGCCGTGGAAAGCGGGGAGGAAACTTTGGCAAGAGTAATAGTTCTAAAGAATAGGAGATTGCTCCTAAACTTAGCCTGTACCCTTACCATATTTTCCAGGTTTTCTTCTGACAGCATGAGAATAGCCGGAGCGTTAGTAGCTGTTTCTCCCAGCACCCTAATGTTTTCCGGTTCAGTGAACTTGTAGAGGTACATCACTTTCTCCTTTTAAATTTAATGCTGACAGGGTCATGAGATTGTAGGCCGCGGGTAGAGCCACCCTGTCAGCACCCGCTTTTCTAGGAAGGAGAGGAGATGAGTAGAAATAAATCCGCTCTATTCTCAGCCTTAGATACTAGAGATCTAAGGTTTCTAGAATGTAGAATAGATTTATTAGGATTATCTACTACTTTGATACCGGGAGTGTTGCGCAGTCCATTACGAATGGCAGTGTAAGGAGTCCTATCACTCTTACTGAAAGTAGATTCAGCTAGTAGATAGTACTCGCTACTATAAGACGGACTGCGTACGTCTGCATGGTCTCTAGATGCATGTATGTAGGCTCCACGTACCTCTGCATAGGTCCTGAATACGTCTATGTATATTCTACCGTGAACATTCTGATACCTAAGATGGAAGAATCCATCCTTCATACAAATGTCAGGGTACTCAAACCTCCTAGTTTCTAAGATATCTGGAGTATTATCTATGATTTCTGCAATGGATGGACGTACACTATCAGGTGTCCAAAAACCATATTCCTTAGGTAATACAGTAGACTTTTCCCATCCAGGACTATACGTATAGGCAATGGACAAAGCTATGTTAGCTAAGAATAGTGGGCACTCTTTCCATGCCTTCTCAAACTTTTCTATGGTTAACAAATCTGATAGCAATGTTTTCCTCCTATGTCTTAGGAGTGGTCTGTCTTACCTCCAGAGCTAATAGGTAGCTGATAACTTTGACCAGTACTATCAACTAGCTCAATGAAAGCAGCTTTTCTTAAGCTAGAAAGATCCTTATCTAGCCCAATGGAAGTATCTTTTCTTAAGTTCAAAAGATTTTCAGCAAAGAGTACACCTCCAGATAATACTGCTACCCTGCAGTACGGGGAATTACTTCCAAGCCCATCGTCTTCCATTATTAGCTCCTTCTATACATCCTCATTCTTAAAGCTAATAGTTAGAGTACTGGCCAATCTGAAACTTTTTCTATCTTTACAGAGTAAGTATGCCCTGCTTTATCAAGAAATTCTACAGATGTAGCCTCCTGAAGATGCATCAAGTCTTCTGTAGATAGTACAGCTCCAGGTAGGATTACCACATTACAATCCAGTGGGTCATCTTTAAGCCCATCACCTTCTACAATGAGTTTATTGTTAGGTAGTTTACTAGGAAATTCAGGGGCGGGAACGCCAATAGCTCTCCACGCCTTTTTCCAGGCGTTCTCGTGTCTTACTCCCCATGTTGACTGAGTTGCAGTTACCTGTATACCATCCTTAGCTCTCTGACCATCCCGAATACCAACAGCATTGTCACCATTCGGCCTAGAAATAACAACTTTGTAAGAAAAGCAAGGGCTAATCTCAGGATTAGCCAACACCTCGATAAAGACTCTACCAGTTCCTGTTCTATGTTGAAGGATGTACTGGCTGCCATCAAATGAGATGTTCGGCCCAACAATCCCCTTGCCAAGGGGACCTTCCGGGGTCTTTTCTTCTATCTCCTTGAGAGAGGGGATTTCCTCATCAAGCTCCCAGAAGTAGAGTGCCGGGGGTACTGCCTCAGAAAATCCCCATCCATGGTCGTATTCCCTAGCAATAGACAAAGCTACGTTCTTTAAATCCAGTGGACATGCTTGCCAGATCTCTTCAGGGCTCATAACCATCCTCCATATCTAACTGATAGTCAAATCATACTTCTCACCGATTTCAATCCCTACCCGTCCACAACAAGCTCCTTCTCAAGGATCTTGGCAGGGAACTCAGGAGGTGAAACTCCAAGAGCCTTCCACGCCCTCTTCCAGGCGTCCTCGTGCCGAGTCCCCCATACCGACCAATCCGCGCTGGTAAACAACCCGTCTCCAAACCTAGTGCCTGAGGCGATTTCCCCACTAGGCCTAGAAACAATGACCCCGTAAAAAAGGTCAGTGTCATCCTCTGGATCAACTGATACCTCGATAAAGGTACGACCGGTTCGAGTCTCGTGCCGAAGGATGTACCGGTCATGTTCAAACGAGATCTTCGGTCCAACGATCCCCTTACCAAGGGGACCTTCGGGAGTACCCTCCTCAATTTCTCCGAGGGATGGGATAGAGTCATTATGTTTCCAGAAGTATGGAGCTGATGGTACTGCCAACGACTGTGCCCATCCGTGGTTGTACTCTCTGGCAATAGCCAGAGCAGTATTTTTCAGGTTTACTGGACAGTTCTGCCAGATCTCTTCTGGACTCATAACCATACTCCTGTTCGTTTTTTCTAGAAGAAAAGCCTGTAGACAACATAGGAGATTAGCAACAGTACAAATGGACGTATTAGCACAAAGTACATGTGCTTAAAAACAAGTAGCCTTTTATCGTTAGAGTGGTTAATATCATCCTTGTTACTAAATCCAATGAGATATTGGATAACAATCCCAATAGGAATTGTCTGTACAAATGTTAGCGTTGGTGCTCCAAAGACTGATGTAGCAAACCAGTTCCACAGGAAGAAAGCTATTACAGTATACAACAAAACAAGCACTGATAGCAAAGGAATAGCTACAGTGGTAGAGATAACAGTAGCTACAACATAGTCAGCAAACGTAGGCTCATCATTCATACTAGTTTTCCTCTTTCTCTAGTCACTGATAGGTCCAGGGAATCTTGGAATGTCTCCTGAAACACGTAGAGCATGCCACACCCTGTACCATAGGAATGCATACGAAGGATCCCAGTCAATACCCTTAACGTCAGTAAACACATTTTCCTTATGGTATAATCCAGTTGCAATTTTACCGGGAGATGTAACACTAACTAGGATATGGAAGTCAGCTTCTGCTGTACAGCTAACTTCTACTTTAACCTCCCCAGTTTTGTTAGTATAGGTTAGAACATCTTTATCATCTTTGGATCTTTTAACATTAGGTAGCCTGAGATCTTCACCTCGAAGCTCTTCTGGCATACCTTCTTCAATCTCCTTAAGGGTAGGAACACAAAAGTCAGGACCTTCCATATCCCATTCCTCAGATCTTGGAGGAACTACAGATGACTTAACCCAAGGATCTCCAAACTCTTTTGCCAATCTTAAAGCAAAATTATTAATGATGGGTACGCAAGTATCCCACGGATCATATCCATCCATATTAATCTCTCCTTTGTCAAACTCTTACTTTTCTCTTTTTGAAAGCAACGAAATGTCCTAAGGAACTATCGTCAATCACGTCAAGGTAAAGCTGACCAATAGCTGCTCTATAGATAATCCAATCTCTTGTACTCTTATTGAGTCCAAACTGACAGAGAGGACCACGAACGAGATCTAGAGAGCAGAGGTTAGGATCTAAATCTCTATCATCGATTAGTTCATCAATAAAGTCTTCCAGGTTATTGATATTTTCCGACCAAACAACATAACATCCTCCTGGAAACTTAAAGGTAGCCTTAATGATATCAAGGGTGTCAAGAACACATAGCTCAGGTGCTCCTCTCTTAAAAGCTTTCTTTATGATATCCTGATAAGTAATTCCAGTATCTTCTTCGACAGGACGAACTGTTGTAGGAACGTTATACTTCATCTCCCTACTCCTTTCCCTCTGATCCTTCTCCTGTCTCTCTGATCCTTCTCCTGCTTTCTCCGTAAGAGAGTTCTTCCCGGTAAGAGATTACATACTTACCATCCGAATCGAATTCTTCCCAGTAAGGCTGTCTAGCAGCTACTTTATAGACAATCCAATCCCTTGTATCATTATCAAGACCAAAGTAACCAATAGGTCCATAAATAATGTGCAAAGAACAAAGGCTAGGATCCAGGTTCTTATTATTAAGAATATCATTGGCGATATTCTCTAGCTCGTGGAGATTAGTTGCCCAGATAACATAGGACCCGTCAGGAAACTTAAGAGTAGCCTTAATGACATCAAGGTCGTTGAGAACAGACGGACTAGCAGCTAGATCTTTCTCACCTTTTTCCGTAATGTCTTCGTAGGTAGTACTAGCAATCTTCTTAATAGGAGCAACTCCTGCAGAAACTATGTACCTCACTGCTCTTCTCCTTTTTACCTAGGTATTGTTTATTACCGGGGGTTTGAATCCTGAAACAGGATCAGATAATACTATGGATTGAGCCATCTTCAGAGAGAACAGATACGCTATCTGCCTCAGAAAGTTTGATTAGTTCTTGTGAACTAATCAGAGTGTTAGGAGAAATTATTACGGTAGCAAACCTAACATCATCAATAGCAGCATGATTAGGTTCTAGTTTGACAACACGCTCTCTAAGTTCTCCTGGAAACTTAGGAGCTTCTCTACCTAGAGCTTTCCAAGCTTTATTCCATTCTCTAACATGCTTGCTGCTCCATGCAGAAGGATCTGCATATGCATCAATCTTACCAACCTCCATATAGCAACAAGCTACATCCTCTTTTTTATTACGGGTAATGATAACACCAAGGTCCATACTATTATCTTTACAGTTAAAGTAGTTATCAAGTGATACCGTAAACTTTAGTTCCGGATTACCTTCCATTTCACTTACTGAGTACATATAGTTTACAAGATAATACTCCTCAGTAACCTTAACATCTGGCTGTCTAATCAAACCTTCTCCAGAGATATTAGAAGAGGCTTCCCAAATATCTCTAATGGTCGGACGTTTGTCTCCAGGCTTCCAAAACTCATCACCCTGTGGTACTACCGAACAGTTAGCCCACAAATGTCCATAAACTCTGGCAATACGAAGAGCAGTGTTAGAAATTTCTACAGGACATGTGTTCCAAGCTTCTTCGCACTTCATTGTTCTCTCCTAAAAAGATTTGTTCAGAAACGGATCTTGTAAACAGAGACTCTTTATCATACTTAATTGGAGCCACAGATTAGTACCAGCACCTTAAGCGAAGGCGTCAAAAAAGGGGAGGAGGGGGAGTGTAGCCTCCCCCTCTTGCCACGATTTCCTGGGTTTACGTCTTAGTGGAGATCACTCTTCGACTTGGGGATCATCTGTGCTATTGGACTTTGCGAGGGCGCGGTACAGCTGTACCGCGAAGTTGAGGCGGGTCTTCACCGACTCGTCCACGGGCCAGTCGAGACCTGGCTTGCCCATTACCATGAAGGGATCCACTCGGATGCCATTACCGCGCTTCGGAGTTCTGATCTCGTCTCCAAAGTCCTCGTCCTCAGGCATCCGCATGATGGGCACTTCGCCCACTACCGTCTCCACTGGGGATTCCTCTCCACTCTGCACCACTGGGAGAAGGTCACCATGAAGGGTACCTACCTGATCCTCAGGGATTGGCACAATGTGGCCATCCTCCTCAGTAAAGCCAAGTACTCTCACCGAGGTTAGTGAGAGCAAGACCTCTTTAAGAGCGGAGCTACCCTTGGTCGGGACAGATGGCCGGAATCGAAAGATCCGGCTGTACCCATTATCTCCGGTGTTAGCAAGCTTGTTGCGGATGTCGGAGAGGATATTTCCGAACTCCTCCCGTGGGGTAGAGGTATCGGCCTGGTAGGGTTCCGGAAGGCGGGAAGCTAGCATCCGAAGTACCATCCGTCCCGCGTCCTTCTTCTTGACAGAAGATGCGGAGATGACCAGGTAGATCGGACGCAGGAAGTCCTCACCTGGGCGCTGCTCAAGAAGAAGGAGCCGCTCAGGAAGCACCATCCCCTTTACTGCCTCCGGGGTCATGGCCTTCCAAAGCATTCTGCTGGGTTCGTGCTCCTCGTAGGAGATGTTCCAGCTGAGTGCAGAGAACATCCCTTCAGGCTCAACGTTAAGAGTAACGTTGAGCTTACCGAGGTATGAGTACTTCTCACGGATGGAATCTCCGGTGTCTCCATCTGCGAATGGAACTACCATCTGCTTCTCGGAGATGGTATCGAAAGTTCCATCGATATGGGACCATCCGGTTCCAAGGACTTGATCCGCGTTAAATGTACGACCGTTCTTTACCGGGACGATCTCGTCAAGGTCCATAAGTGCGACATTGACGTGCTTGATGAACCGGGAAAAGTCCACCCGGTTCTTCTCACTCGTCACGCGAGGAGTAGAGTGGCGATCGTTGCCAAACTCCTCGGCATTAGCGAGCGCGGATAGCATCTCCCTTGGTGCCCTCGCCTGAGCACCGAAGTTGGGCCAGCTCCACAGCTGGGCTGCCGTTGGAGAGACGCCAGCCGGTGCATACATCACCCTCCTACCGGGATGACTCTTCCCGGTAAAGGTGATATCGCATCCGACCTCCAAAGCCTTCTCGTGAAAGACTCTCTTGACTTCTGCTAATAGAGCAGAAGGAATCTCTGGGAAGGTTCCCACAAAGTCCTTCCCCGGATATCCCATCTCCCACACCCTGGAGTGGGATAGGAGGTGAAGATCGGACTTCACAACCGGGAGCTTGCCGAGGAAAGCAGAAACCTCCTTATAGAACAAGGAGGCTGCGTATGCCTCAGTCAAGTAGCGCATGGTTGCCGCCTTGGTAGCGGCAAACATGAGTGCCTCGGTGTAAAAGTTCCAAAAGCCCGAGACGTACCACCTCCCGGACTCAAGAACTTCGCGGGCAGTGCTAATACCACCCGCAATCTTGTGGATATTTGTATTCCGCAAGACCGGGTGGAATATTCGCCTGGTCTGGACTAGGTTCCCATTGCTATCATTCCTGGGGGAACCCGTCCAGACTACCTCGGAGAATGTAAAATCTCCGAGGGGTCTAACCTGAGGGACGGGGATGGGGAAAGTTACTCCCCTGAAATCCACCAGGATGTCGCCCGGGGCAACATCCTGTACGGGACGAATGCTGATCCCGTTCTCTTCAAGGAACGGGAAGACCTGCCCCAACTCGAGTTTACCGTTAAGCTCCTCGGTCATCTTACTCCCCCTCCATTCCTTCCTCAGTAAAGAGGCCCCTAAGCTGCGTCTTGGGGCCATTCCAGGGTGCAGCCTCCATGCAGAGGAGGCTATTAATCACCCGAGTATAGAAGTCAGCAGACTCGGGTATTCGCCCGATCAGGAACTTCGTTGCGATTTTCCTGAATCGGGCGGAGAATGCAACTTTCACCGGATCGGTGCAGGTCGCGTTAGACACGTTAACCTTCCCGTTGACTGCTATCAGGCTGAGTGCCTGATACAGCCACCGGATTTGTTCCTTAGAGAACTTCTCCTCATCCACCTCCCCATCCTCCTTGACAGGAAGGAGGTTAAGTACGTCAAGCCCCCTGCGACCTGCAAAGAGGTCGCAGACGGCCTGGGCAAGGCTTTCCCCGCCCACCTGCCCAGATCCGGTTCCCTTCCTCGCATTCATCACACCCTCGATAAGGGGTGTGAAGAGGTCGAGGCACCTCTGACAGAGCTCCCCTGCAGAGAGCCCCATGGAAGAGGCATGCGGTGCAAGGGAGTACACAAGGAGCCAGAAGTTGTACGTCAAGAGGCCGACCCACCGGCCTCTCTCCGAGAAGTTTTCCATCAGCTGGAGTGGGGACTTTTCCTCGCTCAGAGCGAGGGAATCCAGATCGATCCCCTTGCCTGTCCGATATGTTCGGCCCCAGACAAGAGGATTGGGGGCTTTCCGAAGACCACGTGTCAAGTGGAGACCTATTCGGTCTCCATCACAATCCCCCTGGTGACGGATCTCCAGGTCCTCCAGAGGGATAAAGATGCAGTCAGCTGGGGAGCGTTTATATACCCTCAGCGTCTTTTCCTCGTAAGAGGTTGAAGACGCATTCGGGTACCTGACAGCCATCACTGACACTCCATCAAGGGCCAGTATGGCCTCTCCGAGTTCCTCCTTTGATACTTCCCGAGAGGAGGCTAGAGCAGCTGCCACCAGCTGCAGACTAGTGGCCGTAGGTTCCGGGGTACGGCTTACCAGCCATTCCACCCAGTCCCAGTGCAGGGTGGAAATGACCCTAAGAAGCCGTACCGCCATTCTGGAGGATATTGCAACTTCCCGGCTAGAGAGCTGCCCGTCAGCTCCCATCGCGAAGCCCATAATCCCAGGCGCATTTACCTGGGTATGGGACACCTCGACTTGCAACATCCTAGAGATGTACGGGAGCATAGAGTCTGCCCTAAAGGCAGAGTTCTTACCATTCTTCGCATCGCCTATCACCGAATCGATGATGCGAAGCGGTTCCGGTAAGTCTACCACGCGAATAGTGCCTCTAACACCATTCGCGTTCCAAAGTGTCCGCTCGGGCATGTAGAATGCCCGAAGATCCGGTACTTTAATGCGGCTGCCAAGCAGCCTGAAAACAGGCTGCTCTTCCGGATGCGACACCTGGTGGAGAACGGTCCCCGTCATATCCGTGTCCACCCGCACGGTGAACACGTTTCCAACCCTTTCCAGCAGCCGAGGCTGCTGTACAAAGACAGCCTTCATCCCATTCTCCTTCAACGTACAACGTAGTGAGAATGGAGGGAGATGCTCATCCATGAGCACCTCCCTCTAGCTGTACTGGAGGTTATCCGATAACCTCCGGAACTGTAACGGAAACTGCAAGCGGAGTAACCGCCTCGAACGGGGAGGCGGTGACGGATGTGGCGTTGACCGGGGCGAGGAATGGGTACTCAGTCCCATCCCTCGACACAATGGAGATTCCCTGCACAGCATTTCCGAGCTGTGCAAGAATAGAAGAGGAACTGTTAGAGAGGCGGACGCCTCTCCAGTTCCAAAAATCTCCGCTCTTAACAGCGTAGGAGCGGAGGAATGCAACTCGCTCCTCGAGTTCCTTAACATCAAGACCTCGAGCCTGAGCGAGCTTTGGGATCGAGGCGGGTTTCGCCTCGATCAACTCTACAACGCTTTTGGAACGTATCCCCATGGTAGCGGGGAACGCTCCAAAGCGCCCCTGCACGATAGCAAACCGCGCAGGGGTTTCGGACACCGGGCAATGCACGATTGCCCGGCAGACAGGATTAATACCACGGGAGCCACGCTCCAGTTGCGTGGCTAGATACACCGGGGAGTTGTTAAACTCCAAGACCTCCCCAGTCATCAGGGAGATCGTACCAGACAGACTCGGACTGCCTGGTACTGCATATTCGTCTTCCTCGACCTTTCCGAGGATCTCATCCCCGGAAAGTACAAAAACCCTTCGGTCAATGCTCCGATCCACCATGGATCGTACTGCTGATACTGCCCATTCGGGCAGCTCAGCGATCTTCAGAAATCCCACTGTTCTCTCCTTTCCCCGCTAGGCGCGGGGGGTGTTGTTCACACCTAGATCCTGTATTCAGAAGAGAGGGAGGGTGTGATCTCCCTCTCCTCTGTGGCGGTTCTACCCGATGATCAGGGGGTAGACCTGCCCTACCTCATCAACTATCTCTACCGATGCAGCCCTTCTGAGCCGCAAAAGATCCTCCACAGAAAGAACCGATTTGGGGAGGATCTTAACCTTGGAGTACAGAGGATCACCCTCCAGGTTTCCACTCACAACAAGCTCCTTCTCAAGGAGCTTTCCAGGGAACTCGGGAGCAGGAATCCCGAGAGCCACCCACGCCTTCTTCCAGGCGTTCTCGTGGCGAATTCCCCAGATGGACCAATCCGCGAACGTCCGTACGTTATCCTCGGTTCTCTTCCCATCCCGAATACCGACCGCGCTATCCCCATTGGGGCGGGATACTACTACCTCGTAGGTTGTCCCCGGATCTGATACTGGATCCACTGAGACCTCGATAGTGACTCTACCGGTCCCAGTCTTATGGAAGACGAAGTATCGTCCATCCCTGAACGATATATCTGGCCCAGTGATCCCCTTCCCGAGGGGACCCTCCGGTGTTCCTTCCTCGATTTCCTCGAGGGAAGGAACAACGTCATCGTACTCCCAAAAGTAGGGAGCAGCTGGCACTACTGTTGACCACGCCCACCCGTGCCCATAGGCACGGGCGATTCCCAGCGCAGTATTCCGCAAAGACACCGGCATCGATTGCCACACCTCTTCCCGGCTCATGCTGTTTTCTCCTCTCTGCCTCGCTCTCATGTGCAAGGCTGTTACGACTTCAGCTGATAGTGAGGTCATAGCTCTGACCGACAATATCAACTATCTCGACCTTCTCAGCCCTCCTAAGGCTTAGAAGGTCCTCTACTGAGAGCACTGCTGTAGGGAGTACCGTAACCCTACAGCGCAAGGGATCGACTTTCAGTCCCTTACCATCTACAACAAGGTTCTTCTCAATGGTCCTAAGAACCTTGCTGGGGAACTTGGGAGCAGGAATCCCAAGAGCTTTCCACGCCTTCTCCCAAGCGTCCTCATGGCGAGTCCCCCAAACTGCCCGATCTGCAGTCACGTATACCTCATTACCAACCTTGGTACCAGAGGCGATTTCTCCACTGGGTCTGGAGACAATGACCGTATAAGAAAGGTCACAATCATTCGTAGGGTCTACCGCAACTTCTATAAAGACCCTACCAGTTCCCGTTCTATGTCGGGCAAAGTATCGCCCATCTTCGAACGAGATATCAGGCTGTGTGATCCCCTTGCCAAGGGGTCCCTCTGGTGTCCCTTCTTCAATCTCACTGAGAGAAGGAAATGGGTCGTCATACTCCCAAAAGTAAGGAGCTGACGGAACGGCTGTCGATCGCGACCATCCGTGGTCATATCCCCTGGCTATAGCCAGGGCAGCGTTTCTTAGCCACGGTGGGCAGGTACGCCACACCTCTTCCCGATCCATACTATTCACTTCTCTCTCCTCTCTGCCTCGCTCTCATGTGCAAGGCTAGTTTCACCATCAGGATCAGAGCAAAAGGTATTCCGATGGTATACTTGAGTAGTGCCAAGCAGGACGTAGTATCGAACGCACCACGTCCTGCTTGGCTTTCTCCCCGATATACTAGATACCGGGGAGGCTATCCTGGAGGAGGCCGAAGGCCTTCGGCCACCTCCCAACCAGCCAATCAATGATTAGCTGGTTGTGACAGCACGGGGTTGCTACCGAGCAGTAGCAACGTAGAAGCAGCACGTTACCGGGCTGCTCCTTTCCGAAGTTGTAAAGATCCCGCACAGCGTACGGGATCCCCTTACCGTCTACCGGGAGACTGTTCAACATCTCCCGGTAGAAAAGGGAGTATTCTTCCCAGGATATAGGATTATACCCTGGGAAGCGAGCTACCCTGCCCGCCTGCTGGTCCTGGTAGTTCTTGAATCCCAGGACCAGCTCCCAGGAGGGAGCGAACGTACGGCCAAGTCCGTTTCCTGACTTGACCGTAGTATCCAGCCCCCTCCTGGGGTTTGTCGTCCTCCCCAAGAGGACTCTGACTACCATATCCATCCTCCTCTCTGGTAGTCTACCAACTGTGCACTATATGTAAACACCCTTACCGCAGGGTGAGTATTGTTTACCCAGGTAAAGTAGCTATAGGCTATTGGATAAGTGGCTCCCATAGCCCCAAAAGTACCCATCCATGTTTTGGCCCATTTTTGTCCATTTTCGGCCCAAAAATGTGGCACTTTTTGCCCTATGGTGGCCACTTTCACCAAAAGATCATAGCCTAGCTGCGACTGAAACCTACCGGCTAAAGCTCTAGTGTAGCTGCTACTGATACCATAGCGTAGCTATGACTGATATACCGGAGAGTGTGCACACTTCCCGGTACTGTTTACTTGAGTATAGGCTATTACTAAAAGTACAGGCAGGATTGCACCCTACCGGTAGTCTTTGTAGTAAAGAAGATTGCCGTCATGGTATGCCCGGCATAGCAACAGGGGCCGAAGGCCCCGAATCGGATGCCATCTGGACGTACCATGTAACATCCTCCTAGGGTATAGTACTATACCCCAGCACTAAAAAGAGGGGCGTTAGCCCCTAAACATGTAGACATTTGTCAGAGAGTAGTAACAAACTTTTAGCCCTCAGACAGCCCAAGAAGGAGGGGCATTAGCCCCTCCTCCTCAGGCTGGACCTCTACCTCAACTTAAGGTAGAGGTCCACCACCTCCTTGCATACGCCCTTCCACGCGAAGCTTCCACCAACACCAACCTTTCCAACGACCTCCTCCACTGAGATCAGCCTCCCACCATCAACGGTATGCCCGTTGACGGCCCAGGTATGATCCGGGAGTCCCATGATGCCCACTACCTCCACAGACCGAGCACCATAGGTACCGCTAGAGGAGCTAGAGGAGACGGTCACGATACCGTGACCAAAACCGGACACGGCAACGGTGACCAACACAGCGGCACCATCAACAACCAATGTCTTGTGACAGCACTCGTGCATCTTAGGGTTACCAAGCACATACCGCCCTAAGATGCTGAAGTCACCGAGCAGCAGCTGCTCGATGAGCCCGACCAAGACACCCGCAATCATCTACATCTCCTTTCTGAGTGCAGAGGCTCATGTCCTCTAAGCACTCAATATAAAAAGGAAGGGCGTTAGCCCTATTGCAGCCACACCTTAATATTAGAGCTATACACTAGATAGTTAATACTACCCCTAAAGTATTAACTAATCTAGCGCCAGCTACCAATAGGTAGTCAGGTCATTTTTACTTTTGCCTTTCTACCGGGAGATGTGATCCGAGCCTATACTTACGCATAAGCTGACGGAACACACCTCCCGGTAAAAAAATCACCAGTCGTAGTATAAGGAGGAGAAAATACTAGCCTTCTCCTCCTTATACAAAGCTACCGGTTGATCCTCTCCGGGAGTCCGTACGCCTCCCGGAGAAGGTCCCCGACCAACCCGATCTTGGGCTGGTCGGATCCCGGGGCCAGCCAAACGCACCGGCCCTCGGGAAATGGAACATACGTTCCATTCTCTGGATCTGGCTGGAAAACCCAAGCGATCTTCCAGCCACTGCTCGCAAGGACTCCCGTTTGGGAGTCCTTGATCGGCTGTCGAACCATCCTAAGGGTTCGCCCACCGACTTCGATTGAGACTACTACGAGAGCAGTCTCAAACGTTTGACGGCTTTTACTAAGCCGGACGGTCCTCCGGACTACCGTCCGGAGGGCTGCGGGAATTACGGGCTCAAACAACGCCCAGAATCCCGCAAGATACTTCTCGCGAGGCGTCATATGCCTCCCCTTTCAAGCACAGGGGCTCATGTCCCCAGAATGCTCAGTATAAAAAGGAAGGGCGTTAGCCCTATTGCAGCCACACTTTAACACTAGAACCGCATTCTAGCTAGTTAATACTGCCCCTAAAGTATTAACTAGCTTAACAACTAGCAATCCAAGGCAGTCAAGTCATTGCACTGCCTCCTTGAGTGCAGAGGCTCATGTCCTCTAAACACTCAGCCCAAGAAGGAGGGGCGTTAGCCCCTCCTCCTCAGGCTCAGGCCCTCTCTACATCCTAGAGAGGGCCTTAATGGTCTCATTAATGACAACATCCCACTGAACATCAGTGATGTTGTCATACTCATAGGAGGAATAAAGCCCCTTATCCTCCACCGAGTACGTGACAGTCCCCCTGTCAAATGACAGGGACAGCGTGAAGAACTCCCCATCCAGATTCTCGGCTACCAAGCCGAGAATCCACCAGCTATTGTCGAACGAGGAGGTGCACTTCACACCGATCGCAAGTCCGCTATTCTTGCTGCTGAGATAACCAGTCTCAGCGTAGCAAGAATCATCAGACTTACCGGTTGCCACGCCTGACGCGCGGTAGTACGCGTCAGGCAGGAGAATGCCAGCAAACCATGCCAGCATCTCCACAACATCAAACATCATCTTCTCCTGCCTTTCTGAGTGCAGAGGCTCATGTCCTCTAAACACTCAGCCTAAGAAGGAGGGGCGTTAGCCCCTCCTCCTCAGGCCAAAGCCACCTCTACAGGCTAGAGATGACCTTGTTAGCCTTGTCGCTGATATCCTCCCACGGAACATCAGCAGCCGACTCGTAGATGGCAACGGTGTAAACACCATTGCCATCCTCCATCCCGACCGTAACGTCACGGTCGACACAGACCGAGAGGGTAGCACAGCTACCCTCCTTGTTCTCGGCCACCATGCCGAGAATACACCACTCTCCGTCCAGAGCCACTGATGCCTTCATTGAGAAGGCAATCCCATCGATAGTCTTATCGATGGAGGCATACTTAGACCGAGAAGAGATCCCGGTCTCGATGTTGGACGTATCAGCGGATACGCCCAACATGCTGGCAAACCATGCCAGCATTTCCACAACGTCAAACTTCATCTTCTCCTGCCTTTCTGAGTGCAGAGGCTCATGTCCTCTAAACACTCAGTATAAAAAGGAAGGGCGTTAGCCCTATTGCAGCCACACGTTAATACTAGGGCTGCATTCTGGCTAGTTAATACTAGCCCCCTAGCATTAACTAGCCTAGCTACGGATGTCACTAGGTAGTCAAGTCATTCTACCACTCCTTTCTTATTACCGGAGAGTGTCTCACATTCCCGGTAATACCAAAGTAATAAGAGGAGATACTAATATCTCCTCAGCCCAAGAAGGAGGGGCGTTAGCCCCTCCTCCTCAGGCTACCAACATCCCCTACGAGAAAATCTTGGGGATGTTGGTAACGTACTCCAGCATAGTGGAGTACGTGCTCGAGATGGTATCACCAACCATCTCGAGCTGCTTGTACATCAAGTCAAGGAAGGTGACATCCTCCTTGGACTCCTCGATCTCCTTCTTGAACTCAAGAAGGAGATCGAACACGCACCCCTTGTCCTTCAGGAACCCCTGAAGGAGCTGAGTGAGAGAACCAACGCTTGGCTCGCTCTCATTAGGAGCGAGCCAGACATACTTCTCCTCAGGCTGGATCTTTGCGACCATCCAGCCCTCGCGGACGATGACCCCCACAATGGGGGTCCCGATGGTGCATCGCACCATCGTGCTGGTCCGCTTACCAACGGCAATGCGGACCTCGGGGGTGACACCCCGTGGAATTCCAGGTCCAAAGAGGACCTGGAACCCCGCGAGGTACTTCTCGCGAGGCGTCATATGCCTCCCCTTTCTGAGTGCAGAGGCTCATGTCCTCTAAACACTCAGCCCAAGAAGGAGGGGCGTTAGCCCCTCCTCCTTAGGCTGGCTGGTCGAAACTACTCGACCAGCCACGCGAGAATGCTATGAATCTTCATAGCATCCTCGACAGAAACCTCATCGGTCCCTTCTGGTTGAAGGAACCGAACGACCTCATCCTCCGTCTGGAGGGTGCGAGTCTCTAGACGGATCTTTCTAGTCTCAGACGGATTTGACTTTGTTGCCGTCATTGACTTGAACGACCATCCGTCATTCCCAACGAATCGCGTTGTTATGAGATAGTTGCGCGATTCGTAAAGAAGAACATACTGAAGGACAACCCCTGTCGGAACGACCTCAAAAGAGGTCGTAAGAACAATCCCTCCGTAAGCATCCACCGCCTCGAGCTTGAAGCCCTCCTCACCAGCTTCAAGCTTGGTAACCTCCGCGAAGCCGCTGCGGAGAAAATCCAAGTACATCACGAACAGCCGGACCAACAGCTTCATCTTCTTCTTCCTTTCTGAGTGCAGAGGCTCATGTCCTCTAAGCACTCAGTATAAAAAGGAAGGGCGTTAGCCCTATTGCAGCCACACGTTAGTACTAGGGCTGCACTCAAGCTAGTTAATACTAGCCCCTTAGCATTAACTAGCTTGGCAACTAGCAATCCAAGGCAGTCAAGTCATTGCACTGCCTTTCTGAGTGCAGAGGCTCGTGTCCTCTAAACACTCAGCCCAAGAAGGAGGGGCGTTAGCCCCTCCTCCTCAGGCTGGAGGAGGAGAATTACTTCTCCTCCTCCTTGGCCTTGACGAAGCCAATAATATTATTAGCCTCGTCAAGGCAAAGGTCGATGAGAACACCCGGGTCCGTATAGAACCCGATGATGGTGCCATCATCATCGACCACGGCATTAAAGCCATCGAAAATCTTGACGGTCATCTTATTCACCTCCTCTCCAGCCAGAGGTACATTCTTCTGGCTCAGCCCAAGAAGGAGGGGCGTTAGCCCCTCCTCCTCAGGCTAGAGGAGATTATTTCTCCTCCGCCTCCTCCGCCTCCCTCATCGCCTTGCAAACCTCGATGAAGGAGCTGGTAATCACCCGCTTATGCTCCTCCTGAGCACAGCCGAGTACTCGTAGCATTACTGCTACGAAAACCACGACTGACAGAAGAGCAGCGAGAACATCCATCTTATTCACCTCCTCTCCAGCCAGAGATACATTCTTCTGGCTCAGCCCAAGAAGGAGGGGCGTTAGCCCCTCCTCCTTAGGGGTCGAGAAGGCTACTTGATAGCCTCCTCGATCTCATCCGTGATGGTGTTCCAGGGGATCACCGAGATATCCCGGAACTTCCGGATCGTATGCATCTCCTTGGTCCGGATGCCAAGAGTGTACTCACCCTCCTCGTATCGAATAACAACCTTAACGAGCTTGTTGTCATTCTCAACGATTTCCAGAGTAAGCATCCCCTCGAGACCGAACTCTCCGAGCGCCAAATCAATGGTCTTGACATTGATCTGGAGCGTCCGATCGATCCCGGAAATGTTTCCGGGAAGCAGGGCCGCAATCAGATTGTACATCATCTGCTCGATATTCAACTCCATTTCCTTCTCCTTCCAAGTGCAGGGGCTCATGTCCCCTAAGCACTCAGACCAAGAAGGAGGGGCGTTAGCCCCTCCTCCTTAGTCTAGTAGTTAGCTACGTCTGTATTACCGGGATGTGAGCTCATTTCCCGGTAATACAAAACCACTACATGCTCCCCATCAACTTCTTAGTCCACTCCTTGAGGAGCATGTGCTGCTCCTCACTGAGGTTGAGGAAGGAGGGAACAGGTCCCTCCTTCCCAGGAAGGAACACCTTGATGGGGTGCACCCCACAAGGAAGCTGCGCGCTAAGCGCAACTTCCTCAGAGTCAAGCTCGCCCTTGGAAAGGGCAAGACGGAAAGTCACGATGTTGTCCTTGAGGATAACATCATATCCGACCTCGACCGAGGCCGGAACAATGGACAAGACCATAGACATCATCATCTTGTCCATGGTATGGTGGAACGAAAGCTCCACCACACCATCCCCCACCAGAAAAGCCTGGTGGAGGATACCGTCCACGATTGTCTCGTGGACGGGCGCACCGAAGATGCTTCGGTACGCCTCAGCGATAGCATATAGCATCGCTGTCTCCTTTCAAGCACAGGGGCTCATGTCCCCAGAGTGCTCAGCCCAAGAAGGAGGGGCGTTAGCCCCTCCCTCTCAAGCTGGCTGGTCGAAACTACTCATCCAGCCAGATAAGGATGCTATGAATCTTCATAGCATCCTCAACGGAAACCTCATCGGTTCCCCCTGGCTGGAGGAACCGAACGACCTCATCCTCCGTCTGGAGGAGCCGACTCTCCAGACGGATCTTTCTCTTCTCATGTGGCTTCCTTGCCACCATTGACTTATGTCCATATCCACTATTACCTGCCAAACGTGTCGTTACTAGGTATCTTTCCTTAAAACCCAACACATACTGCAAAAGCATACCTTCCTGGGTAAGCTTTGCAGAAACAGAGAGCCTGACACCATCCTGAACGGAATCGATGTCAAAGCTACCGCCCACTACCTCCATCTTAACTACCTCCATTGAATTCTTAAGGAGGAAGTCAAGATACATCGTGAACAGCCGGATCAACAACTTCATCTTCTTCTTCCTTTCTGAGTGCAGAGGCTCATGTCCTCTAAGCACTCAGCATAAAAAGGAAGGGCGTTAGCCCTATTGCAGCCACACTTTAATACCAAGGCTGCACTCTAGCTAGTTAATACTGCCCCTAAAGCATTAACTAGCCTAGCGATCAGCGATCCAAGGCAGTCAAGTCATTGCACTGCCTTTCTGAGTGCAGAGGCTCGTGTCCTCTAAACACTCAGCCTAAGAAGGAGGGGCGTTAGCCCCTCCTCCTCAGGCTACCAACATCCCCTACGAGAAAATCTTGGGGATGTTGGTAACGTACTCCACCACGCTGGAGTACGTGCTCGAGATGGTTGAGGAGACCATCTCGGCCTGCTTATAAAGCAGGTCGATAAAGGTCTCATCATCCTTCTTGCTAGCCTTGGTCTCCTCGACCTCCTTCTTGAAGGCAAGGATGATGTCGAACACGCCATCACCCTTATCCTTCAAGAACTCCTGAAGGAGCTTGACGAGAGACCCGATCCTTGGCTCGCTCTCGCCAGGAGCGAGCCAGACATACTTCTCCTCGGACTGGATAGCGGCAACCTGCCAGCCGCTGCGGGTGATGACCCCCACAACGGGGGTTCCGATGTCACAGCGGACCATCTTAAAAGTCCGCTTGCTGGTAGTGACCCAAACTTCTGGGGTCACCCCCTGCTGGATCCCAGATCCAAAGAGGACCTGGAACCCAGCAAGGATCTTCTTGCTAGGCTTCATCTTCCTACCTTTCTGAGTGCAGAGGCTCATGTCCTCTAAACACTCAGCCCAAGAAGGAGGGGCGTTAGCCCCTCCTCCTTAGGCTGGAGGAGGAGAATTACTTCTCCTCCTCCTTCTCCTCCTTCATGATCTCCATAAAGGAGAAGGTGAGGGCACGGTTTTGCTCCTCACGAACCGACTCGAGGAGCTTAACCAGGCCCGCCACAACTACTACCACCACAACGAGGCCCACCATTTTATTCACCTCCTCCCAAGCCAGAGGTACATTCTTCTGGCTCAGCCCAAGAAGGAGGGGCGTTAGCCCCTCCTCCTTAGGCCCAGGCCCTCTCTAGATGTCAGAGAGGGCCTTGCCGATCTCCTTCCCGACCTCGTCCCAGGGAATGCTCGAGGCATCCCGGAACTTCCGGGTCGTCTCCACGTCCTTGGCCCGGATAGACATGCTGTACCACGCGTGCTGGTACAAGACGGTGACCATCAGGATCTTCCGACCTCCCTTGATAGTATCAAGGGTGAACGTCCACTCGTCCCGGTTGTTCGTGAGTGCAACGTCCAGGTTGACCTCGCCAATCTGGAACATGTACCCCACGATGCCCGACTCGTCAGTACCGAGCACGGTCTCCTCGACACAGACCGTGTCGGGGGGCAGGAGAAGCCCCGTCACCAGGCGCAGAAACTTCTCAATCTTCAACTCCATTTCCTTTTCCTTTCCGAGTGCAGGGGCTCATGTCCCCTAAGCACTCAGCCCAAGAAGGAGGGGCGTTAGCCCCTCCTCCTTGGTGATCGAGAAGGCTACCTGATAGCCTTCTCGATCTCAGCCCCGATGATCCCCCACGGGATCATCGATGCACTTTTGAACTTCATCTCGAGAATATTCTCGAGATGAACCTCGTACCAGTTGTTCTCGAAGGTAACGCTTCCAGAAGAGACCGGGTAGCCCTCCGCCTTCTTGACGGAGAAGCCAACCCGGAAATTCTGGCGGTCATAGCTGACCGCCATCTCGATGCGCGCATCGCCCTGGATAAGGGCGACAGTGACGATGCCGGTCTGATCGTCACCGGTAGCCGTGCTCTCCACGATCCTCGCCTTTGGGGCCAAAAGCCCCGCAAGCTTCTCCAACCACTCCTTAACCTTGGACATTCTCTTACCTTTCTGAGTGCAGGGGCTCATGTCCCCAGAGCACTCGCTGGCACATCTCAAACTTACCGTGGGTAAATTTGAGACACACCCCCTAGATCATCTAGGTAATATAGTACCTAGAGGCAGGATTGGTTTCTGGCCTGATAAACTATGTCCGTATTTATGCTAAACCCTGCTATACAAGATAATCTGAGTGTGCCATAATAATGTAGAGTTTAGTAAGACCTAGTCCGTGTAATAAACAAGGATATATTAATGATTGAGTTTACAGAAGAAGATATTAAATTCTGTGTAGATATGGCGATTAAAAGGAATAAACCAAAAACTAACCAGACCATATCTAGAGGATGGCCACCTTTAATAAAGCATGTAATGGGGGTTTATGCAGAGTATGCTTGCCAAAAGTATTTAAACGCTACTATGGATTGGAACTTGTATGGGAAGAGAGGAGATAGGTCTAAACCGGACGGGGTTCTACCTGACGGTAGAAAACTTATAGTTAAATCAGTAGCGCTACCTAAATCCATTTGGATACCTAAGGATTGTTTAGATAATGCTAGTAGCTCTGATGTAGTTGTAGCTGTACAGGTAATACCTACAGTCTGTAAGACCACCGTACCTAGTATGAATGCGACCCCATCGCCATCAGAAACTCACCCGGTAATAATTCAAGGGTACACATTCCAAGACATAAAATTCCTTGGATGGTTACCTGTAAAGGAATTCTTAAAACTAGGTAGTATCAATAATAAACATTATGAAGCTGCTGAGAGTGTACCGGGGATTAAACTCCGAAGAGACATATGCTGGGTGACTCCTAAATCAGCCTTGTGGGACATACGTAGTTTGTGCCATAATAAGATAGAAGTGTCCCGTATTTAGGATAAATATGGAAGTATAAGGAAGTTCAAATGGACGCATCTTATATACACACTATATTTAGAATAAATACTGAGTCTGTGGATAGTATAAACAAGAAAGGAAGCATAATGGAACTTGAAGAGTATGTCAACCAGTATTCTGCTATTCTAAAAGCTGAGGTAGAAGATAACTGGCTTAGAGGTGACATTGCTTCTTTAATAACCGATCTACATAATAAAGAAAAGGAAGAGAAGGGTAAGTCAGATATCATAGATCAGTTCCTTACTAAGACTGGAGAAGCGAGAAGTACATTCCTTCAGTATAGATGGGTTGCCAAGACATTTGAGGATGAGGCTATCAGACATCTACCGGTAACATGGACTCACTACAGAATTTGTGCTAGTGTAGAAGATCCAATAACATGGCTTAAGAAGGCTCATGATAATAAGTGGAGCTGTACTAAACTGATTGATGAAGTAAAGTCAGCTAAGCTCGCGAAGGATATAGCTGCTGGTATCACGTGCGCGCAGTGTGGTAAGAAGATAGAAGAAGCTGTAACTATTGGGTATAAGAGGAAGAGAAGGGTTCTGTGCTCTCTATCATGCGCTCAAGAATATATTAAGAGTCTGATTACTATAGAAACACCCAATACCGCTATAGATGCGGCTACCGCATCTAGTGTAGATACGGCTACAGCTGCTACAACTACAGGTGGAACTGTTAATAATACTCAAGGAATTATAACTACAGGTGTTTGTATTAAAGATAGTGGTGGAGTTCCTACTGTAAAATAAGGCCGTACACAGGTCAATCTTCTAGCTTCTAGCTACACTACCCGTATATGGTTAGTGTAGCTAGGAGCTGTATTATTTATCGTGTTTATTTTTAACCGTATTTACCGCATTTAATATAAATGCGGCTACCGCATTTAGAATAAATGCGGCTAGAATAAATACGGTAAACACGGTTATAATAAGCACGGCTTTGGAGGGAGTGATGAACAACAGCAGAATTAAAAGAATACACTGGTTTCGTAACTCGCTAGAGGATATTAAGAAGAAGCCCCTCCACTCTATATTTAGTCTTAGCTCTATGGCTCCTCAAGTATCTATACTAGAACCTATTCAGATAACGATAGGAGATCCCGGTGAAGTCCCCACACACTTTGGTATTGCAGAAGTAGTAAGCGTGAAGAAATGCTGCATAGGAGATCTGGAGCCAACTGACCTAGCTAGACAGAAGCCAGGGTTTAAAACAAAAGGAGATACTATACGCTCCTTAAGAAAGATGCACCCTGAGTATAGAAGAGATATTCATATGGGTACTGAGATAACTGTAATAACTTTAAGAAGATGCGACTATGATTTAAAGAAACTATCTTCTTATGTAAAGTCAGAGAATCTCATGCCAAAGGATTCCTCTAGCTAATGAAGTGGAGTAGAAAATATTCACGATGCCAGGGATGTGGGGATGTTACCTGGCCTCATCACGCTAGAGGTTTATGTGTAGCCTGTTATGCTAGAGACCAGTACGGTATTAAGTGTGAGTATATACCTAGAATAGGCTGGGCTAGAAACTATGATAGGTGTATTAGATGTAAGAGAGATGATGTTCCACACAAAGGTAATGGTCTTTGCAAAATCTGCTACCAGAAAGAATATTATAAAAATCGAAAAGACGTTGATGAGCATAGAAAATAATTATTGATAATTAGGATTAATGGATGTATACTTATGAGTGATAATGATAATGAGGGAAAGAAGAAAAGAATATTAGGGTCCATGAATGTGGACTACGATAAGTTTGATGAGAAAGACTCGGAGGGGAAATATCTGTTTTCTCCTCCCAATGTGCTATCTCTTAGAAGAAAGATCTGGTATCTTGACGGATGGACTGCTGAAGAGATAAGTGCTGTTGAAGAACAGTTAACTATATATAAGGAATTACCTATAGTTTGTAAAGGTGATAGCTGTCCCTTCGCAGACATTTGTCCATTAGTAAGTAATGGTTTAGTTAAGAGATGGCTAGGAGTAGGCTGTCCTATTGAGGTAGTTGATGCATTCAGACACTTTGCTGGATATATCAACGATCTGTCTATTACCCCAACGGATTATGTAGATATCCAGATGGTGAACGATCTGGTTAGACTACAGATTCTTATGGGTAGATGTGACAAGCTGATCAGGAGAGAATCCCCGGTAGAAACTATGGTTGTTGGTACAGATTCTAAGACCGGTCTTAAGCATGATACTAGACAGCCTAATCAGTTATTAGAAGCACAGAGAAGACTTAGACAGGATATACATAAGATCTACCAGCTACTAGTAGCCTCTAGACAAGCTAAGGTTGATGCAGAAGCTAAGCAGCAAAGAAAAGCTGATGTTAGTAACCAGATGGCAGATTTACTTGAGTATGCTAAGAAGCTGGAAGATACTAATAACCCTACTGAACAAAGAATGGGGAGACTAGAATTATGAAAGCTGCAAGACCAACAACGCACGCAGTAAAGAAAGATTCCTCCGTTAATAAGAAATCCCCAAGTAAACCAACTATAGTTAAAGATCCCAGTAAAGCTTTAGGTAATATAAAAACCACACATATAGTAAAGGTAGATCCAGATTTAGCAGATCTATCGTAAACCGTATTTACCGCATTTAGTATAAATGCGGCTAGAATAAATACGTAGCCGTAGTTTATAAAACTACGTTAGCCGTAGTTGGAACAACTACGGAAGAGGTGCTATAATGGCATTTAGTTTAGCTGGCCTATTAAAGGACATAGGATTTGAAGATATTGCTAATTCAAGAAGTATTGTAATGGCTGGAATATTAAGACGCACAGGCGTTAGGCTTGCTACTATGCCTAGTCTTAGGGGCTTAGGAAAGGTTATGGCTAGGAAGGGTCTATCTATGTATCCATCAGCCGTAGGATATCATATGAAGGACTACTTACGAGATGCAGCACAGAATATGGCTACTAACTGGTGGGGCGGTACTAACGGTTGGGGTAAAGCCCTTAGAGTAGGAGCACTAGCTGGCTCACAGCTTGGGGGCTATATGAGTGCTAGAGTTGCACTTGATAAAAACCGTCCTGGGTGGGAAAGAATTGGAGCCGGTGGTGTTGCAGGCCTCCTAGCAGGTGGATCAATTTGGAGCATGCTACGTAACGTTGGTCCTCTAGGACTAGAAGAAGGAGCTGTCAATAGAGTGGTATCGAATAAAGCAAAGGCTAGTATGATGAGAGAAGTAGGAGAAATGTCAGAAACTGTACTAGGAACAGGAAATAGAGTAGGAAAATATGCATTAAATGACCCAGAACGGCCAGGACGTGCAGCAGGAAATGTAGTAGGAAAATATGCATTAAATGACCTAGAACGGCCAGGAATTGCGGGAGGAGGAAAAAAAGCAAGAAGAAGAGCAGCAGCAGCAGCGGCAAAAAGTATAGCAAGAGGGTCAGCTGATCCAGAGATGGTAGGATATGGATCTGTATTCGAGGGAACTGGAAGATATTCAGCGAGTGACCCAGAAAGTATTATGTAGTCATATTACATAGTTCAAGCTTAGTATAAGAACTAAAATATTCTAAGTATAACAAAGTAATAGCGCTGTTGCTTCAGGAGGCTAGTGTTGTTTAGATTCCTATATGACCTTTACAGGTATAGAATTGCCCCAGAAATAACATTTGCAAAAGCCCGAACAGAGCTTAGTGAGAAGCTCCAAAAAGCTGCACTGAAAAAAGCAGCAGTTGTAGCTAAGAAGGCTCCTTCTCTTATTCGCTCGGGTATAGAAAATATAGCATGGCCAAATGCTGTTAACCTAGCAACTAGAACATGGGAAAGTGGAAAGACTGCTGCTAAGGTGTTTTACCACTGGGGTATGGGTGGAGAAGGACTGTTCAAAGTAATAGAAAACCCACACATACTTGCTGCTGAAAGAATGGGGGCGTCTAAGGAAACATTAGAAAGGCTTGGTCTTGCATTTCGAAAAGAAGACGAACCGCTTAAAGACTTCCTAAAAAGAAGAGAAGCGAGTAGAGAGATGCTTGTACTAAACCCTACTCTTAGAAAAAGACTAGTTTATGGCGGCATGGCTGTTGGAGCTATAGGTGCTCTTGGTGCTATGAATGGTCCTGGAGGGCATGATAGACGTGTCCCTGTATATAGTAATAGCTCAAATGATATGGGTGCTGATGGCGATCTTGCTTTATCCATGTATTATAATAATAGATAAGCTACCTATTATTATTCGTATTTATAATAAATACGATAAAGGTACTATGTCTTATGCATATATCAACATTTGCTAAGGGGTTTAGAGACTTTCCTGGACAGCTACTATTTTCTTATGGTGCAATTAGAGAAGATATAGATAACGCTAGAAGAGAAAATAGGTCTGTTCTGTGGGCAGGTGCTACATCTGCTATTAAAAATAACTGGACCTATCTTTTAATATTAGGTACAGCTAACCCAACTATAGCTATGACTGGGGTTTCTCTGCTTCTTGCCTCACCATTTCTAATGTCCTATGGTGTTGGTATGGCTAGAGAGAGAAACGATAATATTCGATTGGCAGCTACTCCATTTTCTCAAAGATTTGAACACTCAGACTGGACATGGAGAGAACAGCAAAGAGGAATGAGTGCTATATCAGGCGCAAGAAATATGATTGGTAGTGAGGCTGGTGCGTTTGCTAGAAGGTATAGTAGAAGATAGGTAGTATAACTGTAGTAAGACTAGAAGGAGATAAAGCATGGCAAAGGTAGATAAGAGAACCCTTGCCGATAGCGTAGCAAATAGTAGAACTTACGAGTTACCATTAGTAGTAAGACTAGCACGTTTGCTAGAGGGTATGATGGAAGATAGTTTAAAGGAGATAAAGCATGGCAAAGGTAGATAAGAGAGCCCCTGCCGGCAGCGCAGCAAATGGTGGTGGGAATAGCGGTACTTCCAATTCACCAAGAGTTCCACCGATCGCTAAGAAGGTTCCAGTTCCTCCTACGTATAAGACTACCTACGGTGCAGGAGATGGTAAGGGCGGTCCTGGTGTACCAGCTAATGATGGCGGTAATAGGAAGAAGCCAATGAGTGCGGGCAAGATTCCTATGCCTACTAATTACGATTCATACAATCAGAGCCCGAAGTAAAAACTAATAGGCCAGCCATTTATCTTATAGTAATAAGTGGCTGGCCTATACTTAACCTCTATGTATCAGCAATCAGACCTATCAAAAATAGCTAAGATTCTAGAAAGCCCTTTACTCTGGGCTGAAGCAATACTTAAAGATCCAGAGTCTGGAGAGCCGTTCGTTGCTAACTACGTAGAAAGATTGATACTAGGCTCTAATGAAAAGAGAGTTGTAATCAGAGTACATCGTAGAGCTGGTAAGTCTTATTCCTTAGCTATTCTTGCATTATGGGCATGTATGGTACATAAGTACTATGACGTACTAATAGCCTGCCCTGACGATGATAAGGTATCTGAGCTGTTTGAAACTATTGAGTCATTTATAAATTCTACACCAGTAGTACTTGATGCACTTGCCGAGAAAACAAAAAGTCCTCACGCAATAAAGTTTAAGAATGGATCTACTATAAAAGGTAAGACTACTGGAGCAGCATCTAAAAGGGAAGGAGCGGCACTAAGAGGAAAGGGGGCTAATCTTGTTATTATTGATGAAGCTGCCTATCTAGCTGAAGGAGACTTTAAAGCTTTAAACCCAATCATCCTAGGAGATAAGTATAAGACTAGCGATGGTAAGGTAATAAGAACTTTTGCAGCAAGTACTCCAACAGAACAGCATGGTAGATATTATCAGTGGTGCTTCTTACCGGGGACTTCTGTTACTATAGGCAATAGTGCTGTAAGGAATATAGAAGATATTAAAGTTGGTGACGTGGTTATTGCCGGAGATGGTTCTCTAGATACTGTAGTAAAGACCTTTGTGCATGAGTCCTCCGATAATCTAATCTCCTTAATAGTTTCCTCTACTCCTCATTCCTTAGTAGCAACCTCAGAACATCCAGTCTGGACTGATAAGGGATATGTCCCCATAAAAGAAATATCTCCCGGTGATAGAGTAGGCTTTTGTATAGTAAAGGAACAGGATATTCCTATGGAGTATCCAGCTGTAGCTAATAGTAAAATTATAGAGACCGTAGATAAGTATAACTCTAGCGATCAGGACTATAGACACTATTTAGCTAAGCTACTAGGATACTACCTTTCTATAGGTAAGTCTACTACAGAAGGAGTTGTGTTTACCGGTGAGGTGAAACAGATACAGGATGTATATTATATAGTATCCAAGCTGTTTCAAGATGTCCTGGTAAAGATGAAGGTAGTAGACTCCAAGACAGTAGTACTTGTATACTCCCAGTGGTTTAAAGATTTAATGGAATATCTAGGTAAGGATGATAAAATACATCCTGCCATATTCTTATCTAAGCATGCAAAGGCAACTATAAGAGCGTATAAAAAGACTTATACTACTTCTAAAGAACTGTGCGATCAGATACAGCAGGTAATGCTACGTAGTGGAATCGCATGCTCAGTATACAAGACTGATACAGCCTATTACCTAGGTAAAAGTAGTGACATTATTAAAGACGGCTACTTCTATGTAAAAGTACTATCCTCCTCTATAAAGAATTACTCCGGTAAAGTATACAACTTCGAGACCCAAAGCCATAGCTATGTAGCTAATGGATTCTCAGTACATAACTGCCATGATACTACCGGTGAGTGGCACCAGATTCATGTACCTATTACAGAGAACCCAGACTATACAGAGCAAGAAGTAAATGAAAGAAAGGCGCTATCTACTGAGGTAGAGTGGATTACTGAGCAGCTAGCAGAGTTTCTAGACTCCGGTATGAATGCCTTTAAGAACTCTGACATAGATGCTGCTATGGGTAATTATAGATATATGGATAAAGGCTCTATAAGATCTGGTGTATATAGAGCAATGGGAGTTGACTGGGATAAGTATCAGGCCGGTGTAAATATATGTATAGTAGAATGGCTACCAGGACAACCAAAGTATAAGGTTATCTATAGAGAAGAGGTTCCTCGCGGAGAGTATACACTTACTACCGGAGTAGAAAGAATCATTGCTCTAAACGATGCTTTTGCTCCAGATTATATCTATGTAGATCGTGGATATGGAGAGCATGCTGTAGAACAGCTAAAGATTTACGGTAAGAATAATCCAGGTTCTAAGTTATATGAAAAGCTAAAGGGATTTAACTTTAATGAGAACGTAACCATTAAAGATCCTATAGACGGAACTCCGATAAAGAAACAGTTTAAAGCAGTAATGCTTAATACTTTATTTAAACTGTTTGAGGATAAGAACTTCGAGTTCAGTACCTACGATAGAACATTTGAAACTCAGTTAAGAAATTACAAAGTTATAGAAGCCGGAGCCAATACTATAAAAACAACTAGATCTAATGAGCATATAATAGATGCCTGTGGTCTAGCCTGTTATGCAATATACTCTAATCATTCAGATAATACAAAATTTATACCTGCTTCTATCAGCTACTCTATGCCAGCTCCAAAAGTTGTTCCAAGTAAGATAACTATAGCTTCTAATAGAGAGCTGTTTGATAATATGCAGGCCGCCTTTACAGATAAAAGAGTATATAAAAATCTTGGACGTGGTAGCTTCTTAGGCAAAGAGCCAGAAAGAACTAAATTCTAAAGGAACGCGGATGTCCTTAGATAAGATTACTAAGAAGAGAGTACTTAAGGAAACGATCCCGGAGGTTCTTTTACCTGAGGATAGTTCTGTTGAGCAACCAGCTTCAGGACAGGAATTTATTAATCAGGAATCTGTTAATAATGAATCTCCTATAGATAGCCTGGTAGACGAGCTTACTTCAGAGATAGAAGAATGGAACGGCCTTATAAATGAGGCTAATGCAGAACTTTCTAATGTAGTAGTTCCGGTTCCAGATGAGTACAAAGATATAGTAGAGCAGGAACAGTTTACTATAGCAGATATACAGAATTGGTTACTCACCGGTAATACTATATGGCCAGATATGGTTGTACAGTACGAGGAGCACCATTGGAACAATGGAAACTCTATACTGGGAATACTGTATGGAACTCTACTAGAAGTAAAGCAAGAATTAGAAAACTCCTTATCTTATTTAGCTAATTCTGTTAATAGGCCTAATATATTACCTGAGATAAGAGATGTTCATCGTGATAACCTGTACCAGGCTCAAACTCTTAGAGATAGGATTAAAATGGCGTTAGATAGAGCTAAGAAGAAGTTGCCTGAGTGTGCAATCAGAAAGATTGCCAGAATGCTACATAACATGTATGGTAGTAAATATAACTCAGGTATAATACCTTCTTCTTCACTATCTAGCATAGCATCATCTAAGCAAGACTTCATTAATACTATTAGAGCTGCTCGTGCTATCATTAGATACTCTGTACTTAAGGATAAGGTTAACTGGAAATCTACTAGAAGGAATTTGTTAAACAGGTTCGTTCAACTATTAGCTATTAAAGCATTAGAAGAGGTAGCTTCTGTAGTAGGACAGCTACAAAGCAAGCTTAATGATCCGCTAATAAATCTACTAACCAATGTTGTGGATTTAATAAATGATCCTGATTGCGATGCTTTTGATGAACTTATTGGAATAATAATAGAGGAAGCACGAAATCTTAGATTTGATTACGTATCAAAAATATATGAGCTACAGAAAGAGATATATAAAAAGTATGAAGTAAGAGGCCTTCTAGTTGATTTAGCCGATAAAAATGTTACCATGAATAAGCATCTAGCAACCTTGGATATAATTCTCGAGTCTCTAGATACTATACTGAGTTCTGGTAGCCTCGATGAGCAAATGGTACAGTACGTAAAAGGTAGATTGGCTAAGAGTAAATAACCCTGCCGCCTTACCAAACTTCTCTGCCGAGAAAGGCGGTATGAGCGAATCTTTATAGAGTTGGTCAACTACCAGTGGCCAAGGGATGGCGGTAGAAAGGGCAGGATATGGTTCTTAGAAGGCTTATATGGTGGCTATCTGATATAGTATGGTTGTATATACTAGGAGGTCTCCATATTAAAAGTGATTACAAGAATAGGTGTAGACTAGTTATAGAAACTCTCCTTACACTCCTTGACTCCAGCGAACCCTATGTTATAGACGGTAAGTGGAGCTGGTACATTTCTTCTAGCGTGCATCCTCCTATTACTATAATATTTACAGATCTTCCCCTAGCTGTTCAAGTATATGGCCCAGAAGTAGGTTCTTGGGAAACATGTAGAAAGTATTGTAAGAACAAGCGTGCATGGGAAGCAGCTAATGAAGCTGAAAGTACGTTACGTCTTACATGTAAAGAAATTGGTTTACCTTTAGTACCTATATACTGGAACGACCCAGTAGATGCTATAAGTCTGAAAATAGTGCTCGATCAAGCCCTTTCAAAAAAGGAATAAACTATGGCATCTTTTAACATAAAGCTACCAACAAGAACTGGAATACAGGCTCTTAATAGTAGTAAGAACGTACAAAAGAAATCTACTAATATAAAGAGAGTAGCCAATCCAGTTTTAAACTATCAAGTTGGATCAGGGCTTAGAGCTCAGCAAGTTGGTACAGCTCCTCCTTTTGATATAGAAGCTGTAAGAAATGCCTATCTTGTAGACAGCTATATTAGACAAGGCATCGATAAATATATCGAAATAATTATAAAAGAAGGATGGAAGCTAGAAGGTCAACCAGCTCCTAAAGCTTATATAGAAAAAAGATTAAAGATTATGGGCTTTGCTAGTGGAGAACCCTGGGAGCTTATACTAGAAAATGCCATACGAGACTTTGTAAAATATGGTAACTGCTTCTTGGTAACTGTAAGAACTAATAGCCCAGATCCTATTCCAGGGCTATCTCTAAAAGGGTATGAGGGCAAGCCTCCAGTAGGAGCGTATTTTAATCTACCCGCACATCAGATGGCTCCCCAGCTAAATGAAAATGGTGATATAGCCTACTGGATACAAAAAGTAAGGAACGTTACAAAAACATTTAAGCCAGAAGATATTTTACACTTTACCTACTGTAAGGAAGCTGGCGGCATATGGGGAATCCCTCCGGTAGTATCTGTTATTGAGGACATTAGAGCTCTAAGACAGGCAGAGGAGAATGTTCTCAAGCTTATATATAAGCATCTTAATCCTATTATTCATCAACAGGTTCCAGACATTACCGGGACGGGTGAGGGTAGGCAGGAAGATATAGACGATGCTATACGTAATTTCCAAACTACTGCCCCAGATGGTTTTATAATAACTCCCCCAGGACATAAGATTCAGGTTGTTGGAGCTGAATCTCAAGCCATTAGAGCAGAAGGATATCTAAAACTTTTTAAGCAGAGAGTATTCTCAGGTCTTGGAGTATCAGAGCTGGTTATGGGGGAGAACGTTGGTGCTCCTGCCGGTACCGCAGATGCCCTTACCACACAAATGCACAATCGTGCTAAGATGTACCAATTACTTTTAACCCACTACATTACTATGTACATATTTAATGAGCTGTTAATAGAAGGTGGGTTTGACCCGTGGAATAACCCAGAGGATCAGGTAGTTCTTGGCTGGCACGAGATCGAAGTTGAGCGCCAGATTAAAGAACAGACCCATGCTCTAAACCTGTGGACCATGAATGCTATTAGCTCGGAGGAACTTAGACAGGCACTGGGTAGATCGGATGAGGCCAATTGGAAAGACTACTACGTTCACCAGGTACAGATACCTCAGTTAGTAGCTTCTAAGATTGGTATGGATCCGATAGATCTTAAGGACGGGGAAATTAAAGATATGGTAGCTGCACCTAAGTCCTCTGGAAAAGTAGCTGCCAAAAGTATTACTAAAGACAAGAAGCAAACAAAGAATATTATATCCCCCTCGAATAAAACTACCGGTCCATTAGCTAAAGCTGGAGCTCCTACTGCCCAGAAGATGTCAGTTGAGAACTACTCGAGTAATATAGAAGCCTTTGGCAATATGTGTGAAACCGTAGTCTCTCTCATTCCAGGAATAAAAGAAGGAACTATAAAGGCCTCTGATCTAAGAGCTAAAGCATTTGGTAATATTAGCAACGATTCGTATATCCTACCTTTATGTAATATGATAGTCAATGATGTTCTATCTAATAACGAAACTACAGGATATATAAGAGTTAATGCTAGACTCTCAAACGAGAGACCAGTCTTACTGGTTCTAATGGAAGGAGAGAAATGAGAGGCTTTATGAACTTAATCTGGAATCTACTGTATAGATATGATATAGAGATTGCCGAGCTGCAGTCTATTTTAGCTAAAGTAATACTTGGAGTAGTATTTTTAATTAATCTACCTAATGTAGATGATGCCGGATATAAGGCAATAGAAACTTCGGTAGACTATAGAATACTATCAGTAGCAGTTTGTATTCTCGGTATATTTCATATTATAGGTATGATGGGGGACAAGGTAAATTACAGAAGATTAGCGAGTCTACTATCTTGCGTTATATGGTCATATCTAACAGTAGTTATTGGAAAGACTCATGATATATTTGCTATATTATCCTCAACCTTCGCTCTATCTTCTGCTCTAGTATACCTAAGACTTACAGGCATACTGTCTAGAAGCCAGAGGAGAAATAATGTAAATGAAGGAGTATCTACCATTTCTAGCGTCAGTAATAAGCGGACTACTAGTCTTCCTCCTGGGCCATTGGATTAGTAAAAAAGACAGACAGAAAAGTGATGACGCCACTGTCGAAATAAGAGAAATAGACGACCGAGCAAAACTTACTGAAGAACTGTGGGCTGAAGTCAGATCAAGCAGAATAGAAAAAGTGCAGCTATACAATGAGCTTCTAGAAGAAAGGAGAAAGAATCTAAAGCTGGAAATGATTAATGAAAGACTGACTGCTAGGATTAGAGAAGCAGAAGAGAAGCTAAGAGAAAATAAGTTAGCTGATCAAAAAGAAATAGGGAGCTAACTATGGGAAGAATTAGACTAGTAGAATCCGTTGTACTTAGCCCTGGTAAGGATACTCTAGAAAAGCGTGTTATGGAGGCATTTGGCGGGGATATACCAAGCGTCCTTTATCCTGAGATAAGAGCTATTACTGCTGATAAAGTAACAAGGAATAAAACCTTCTATCCATCAGAAAGCTTAATAGGTAATGAAGCTGAGGGTACTGGAGTCTATTCAATACTATACCCCTATCCTATTCCAATAATACAGGATCATGCAACAGCTACTGGATTATTAGGGAGTGAGAGCAGCCCTGTTTATGGTAGGGCGAAATATGCTAAATTTGTTCCAGGAAGTAATGGTAGTGGTGGATATGTTTCAGTAATACCGGCTATTACAGATCCTACTGCTATCGAAATGATTCTTACTGAACGATTCTTAACGGTTTCTATTGGGGTTGAAACGGAAAGTGTTACCTGCTCTATCTGTAATGGTAGCCCTTATTTAGAAGACGGATGTGACCATGTTAAAGGTCAGACCTACTTTATAGATGGAAGACTTAAGGAATGTTACTATATAGTAGGTCCTGTGAGATTTCATGAGGTGTCTTTCGTGATAGTACCTAGTGATACTGATGCAAGAGTAATTAATAAACAGGTTCAAGTAGAAGATATTAAAATCTTAGGTGGGGAGAGTAGTAATAAGGGTGAGATCATTCTTAAGGAGCACGCATCCGATTTTAACAATCTCAAGAGAATGTGGAGTATTCCAGTGAAAAATACGCAAGCTACTAACACAGAGCCTGTAGTTGAGACTAAGGTACCTGAAACCAAAGTAACTACTACAGAAGAACCTAAAGTTACACAGAAGTCATGTCTTATAGTTTTTAAGGATGAAAAGAAGAACGTAGAATATCCTCTACTTACTCTAAGTAAGAATAGCGTTAAGCCTATTTATGCGACTGTAGAGTCTTCTAATATTCCACAGGACTATAAGAATAGGTTGTATGCTAGTTTGATTGGCTACTGTAAGGAAGAAAAGGTCGATGTACCCGAGAGCCTTAAGAAAGCCGATCATATTATAGAGACTCTCGAAAAGAATAGTACCAGGCAGCCGGTACGCGTTCCACTAGACGAGTCAACTTATCCAGTGCTCTATGCTCTGATTGAAGCTTTAGAGCAGCATACTATGGAGCTCTCTACCAGTATGGATAAGGCCAGAAAGAAGAATAAGAAGCTAGCTAAAGCTGCTCATAAAGAAGATCATAAACTAGATGAGCAGATAGAGGCTCTAAATGAAAAATGTATGGAGGTAGGAGTACAGGCTCACCTAAGACTAGCTAGTGAGGTTGCTATCCTATCTAAGGTACTTAATAAACCAGCTATTCGAGAAAGGTCCTTAGACGATTGTATAAAAGATTTCTCTAAGAGGACTACACAATCCTTAGAAGACTCTCTATCTGACCTGCTATTAGAGTTCAATGGAAGTGCTCCAGTTAGCATCGAGGCCATAGAAAAGGTAAAGAGTCCGGTAATCAAAACCGATGAAACGGAAGTAGCTCCTAAGCAGTTGGGTAAGGTAGGAGAAGTGACTGAGGTAGAAGAAGATTCTGTCTATGTACACTTTGGACTAGATCCAAAGAAACTAGAAAAAAGACTTAAGGAAATGCAGTCCTCTAGCAATATCTAGGACTAGCCGAATAATAAGGAGAAATAACTATGGCAGGACAATTAATAGGTTCTCAGCCCTTTGCTGGTAGAGTTTGGACTCCGGGTGTTAAAATCTCCGGCATGAACTCCCCTGCAGAATCCTGGGTGGTTGATCCTAATCTTGTTCCACTAGGAACCGATCCTCGATATCCTTCAAGCGATCAGATTGTAATTCCTCGTGGTAGAATTCTTGCTGTGAGGCCAGATACAACCTCTTATACCGGGCAGGCTGTACTCACCATTGCTGATGGTGTGAGTAACAAGCCTGCAGGCTATACTGAAACTAATATCTTCCGGCAGTGGGAAGAGAAGGTTCAGTGGATGCCTTCTATGAGCAGAGAGGAATTTATTGAGGTACCTTATGTCGCTTCAGTTAATGGCGCATATGGTGTACCTGCTGGTGGTGATAAAATTACTGCCTACTATGGCTCTGCTACTAGCACTACTGCGGTTCCTAATGACAAAGGTAAGATTGTAAAGTGGATGGAGAAGAAGCTATATCTAAAGACTTCTTCAGCTTCGGCTACGGTACAGCTATCAGCAGCTAACCTTCCTGCATTTACTCCAAGAGTTATTGTAGCTTGGAATGGTACAACTCTTGTTGATGGTAGTACTGTATCGGTAGCATGGAATCCTACCTTCGGGTGTTGGGTTGCTACCATTCCTGGATCAGCTACCGCACTTGTATACGAGTTTGGGCAGTCGGCTGACCAGATCGCAGGAGAAGTAGTTAGAGTAGAGCCTATCTCTGCAGCACATCATCTAAGTGGCTGGCTAGAGTGGGTGACTGATAACTTCCTTGCTTGGGAATATCCTCCGCAGCTACTAAGAGTTCCTACTACGGATGTAACTAATGAGACTCCCGCTACTATAACCTCAGGGTCCTGGTATAGACTAGCTAACAAGCCAATCGCACCATGGAAGTCTATCGTTGTAACCGTAACCGGTACTCTAGTTGCTCCAGACGGAACAGTAACAACACTTACAAGCACTCCGCTCTCTACTGCTGACATGCCATTTGTAGACTATACCATGGGTCAGTACTACAATGTCAACCCGGTAACTGGCGATCTATACTTTGCTAGCAACGTAACTGTAAACTCTGTAACTGTAAGCTACAGCTACGAAACTTCGTATAGGGATGGTCGTCTGTTTAACGCTGGTATCATTGGTCTTACCGATGGTCGATACTCTGGAGTTCCTGGAACCCCTGCAAACCTAGAGGTTGCCGGTGTTGTCGGATCTCTACGGTGTATTATCTACTAATACCAACTAGAGAGGGGAGTGGATTAACCCTCCCCTCCCCAATCTGATTTGGTTAACAGATAAGGAGATTCTTCTATGTCCCTTAAATTTGCTGAAATTCTAGAGCAACATACCAAGAAGCCCGGCACCGCTAGTGACTTCAACCCGGTAGAGTTTGCTAAAAATGTAGAAGTTTTAGAAAATATGATGAAGACGGACGGCTCTTATCGAGGTCCTCGTATTCCTATGGAAGAGGCTTTAAGAGCAGCTGACGTTTCTATTCTATTCCCAAAGGTTATTTCTGACGTACTGCTTAGGCCAAAAGAGCCGCTTATGATTGGCCAGGCACTACTTGCCAGAACTATTCAGGTCGATAACGTAAGGTCTATTGAGTTTCCAGTAATGGGCGCTATCAGGGCCTTCGATATGACAGATGTAGGTGAATACAGAGAGCAGCTACCTGCCTTCACCGAGCATCTGACTGAGATCAAGGTCAACAAGGTTGGTACCATGATCTCACTCTCAGAGGATCTTATTAAGGATTCTATGTGGGATCTTCTAGCGCTATATGTCGAAGCTGCTGGCTTTGCTATGATGAGACGAAAGGAAGAGAAGATCTTCCTTGAGTTCCAGGCACATGGGCACAAGGTATTTGACAACAGCTCTACCGATTCTACTATGTGGACTAATGGCAAGTCTTACTCCCAGGCAAGAAACTTCAGCGCAACGTTTGATGATTTCATCGATGCTATGGGCGCTCTAGTTTCTCATGAATATATCCCAACGGATATTATCATGCACCCGCTAGCTTGGGCGGTATTTGCTAAGGATCCTATCCTACGTAATATTATGTACACGCAGGGTCAGATTGGCCAGTCCGTCTGGACTAGCAAGCCTGACTTTGATCAGACAGTTAATGTTCCTTGGAACGTTGCCTATCAGGTATCACCATTCGTTCCATTTACACTAAACGGAACCTTTACTACTGGTCCTGCATCGTCACTTCCTGCAACTAATATTACTGACATCTATATTGTGGATAGGAATCATAGCGTACTTATCCTTCAGAGGGACCCCATGGAGACCGAAGAGTTTAAGGATCCTCGCAGAGATATCCTTAATCTAAAGGTTCGCGAGAGGTATGGGGTTGGTACGCTTAATGGCGGGCGATCCGCTGCTGTTATCTCTAATGTGAGACTTGAGCAGAACTGGTCGCCAATTAATACATACCTTAATGTAACGCCTTCCTAAGTCCTTATAGGGGGCCTACGGGCCAGTAGGCCCCCTACATACTATCGGAGTACTCGGAGTATACCGTGAGACTAAACGATTTCTTCCCATCTCCTATAAGCTTTGAACCTAATATACTTACACCATTTGTTAGTGTAAGACCTAGTATAATTATTAGGTTTAATATAGAGCTTCTAGTAGATCTGATAAACTCCGATGAAAAGCTAAACCAACAGATAATACTTGTTGAAGAATCGTCTGATAGTACTATAGGCGTAAAGTTTATAAACTACTCTCAAAAAATACTTGAGTTCGAGCCCGCACAAGATCTAAATCCAGGCAGCACCTATCAAGTTACAGTTCTCAAGACCATACAATCTGTAGAAGGAAGAGAAGCTTCAGCTAATAGAAGCTTTGTATTTACAGTATCTCAAACTGACGTTCCACAAGTTGAACTACTTGAGCCTGCTAATTTTACTTCTACCTCTAGTGTTGGTCCTTTTATATGGAATCCAATATCTGTATCAACAAGCGGTTCTACCGGGACTATCTTCTATAGAGTAGAGCTAGATGATACAATAGCCTTTAAATCTGTAGCTTCTAATGGGTGGTCTACTTTAACTACAGATAGTAGTGCAATGCCTGGCGTATCACTAACTCCTAGTAAGCATTATTTCTGGAGAGTTCGTGGCGAGTTTATAACTAGTGCTGGTAGTTCTGTTGGGCAGTGGTCTGACCCATTCGTATGGTACTATGGAACGTTCCTTCAACCCAGTCCTTCTACTAGACAGACATATCCAGATGCTGTTACGTTTCAAGTAGACGCTACTTCTGGGTTTGAAAATGGTTTAAGTAACCAACTAGACTTCCCGTCTATGGTGTTCATACTCTCCGGGGATATAGATCCAAGTACTGTTACGCCAGATACAGTCTATATGACCAGAGAATCAGTTGACGGTTGGCCTACTTCAGATAAGTTTAGAGTAACTCTGAACCTTTCGGTTACTGGAAGAACTTTATACATATACCCTGAAGATCCTATTATTGTAAATAGCAGATATACCTTATATATAACTACAGGTGTTGGTGATTACTCAGGTAATTACTTACAAGAAACTGTAACAAGATACTTTACTTCCAGATACTCTCCACTATATATGGGGTCTAATGTACTAAGAGCTAACTTTGGACAGTTTCTAATTGGTATACCGGACGATATTCTAAACTTCCAAATATTTAGAGTATCCCTGGATGTTAATAGACATTGGATTCTTTACTATAACCCACTGATTGGGGGACCTACTGAAGAACAAGTAAGAGCTCAAACCTTCCTACTAAGCTATGCTATGGAGCGATGGGTCGAGTGTGAGACGGCTGTCAGACTTCTTACTATGAAGTACTACGAACTACTCGATACTGCTGATAGCATGAAAAGGCTGGGAGACTACCAAGAGCAGCATGGTGTTAATCTGCTAAGAAGCCTTGAGGATGAAATAAAAAGACAGAAACAAATGGCTCTACAGTGGATATCTGAATTCTCCAGGCATAGAGCTAGAGTTCGTTCTACTAGAAAGTCTGAGAGATGGCCGGTCTGGCAGAAGTCAACTGACTACTCTTGGAACTCCTTTAGGAGGGATAATATTTAATGAGCGATATATTCAATCTAACCTCCTATACTAAGAATAATATTTTTAATCTAAACGACTCTACTTCATTACGCACAGGGTTTAATAAGTTTATTGATAAAAGACCAAACTGGATGGTCTATGTAAGAAGGGACCCTAGATACCCTAGCTCTACTTCGTATGATCCTCATAGCATGTCTCCTGATACTGATGACCCAGCTACCTTCGGTATGGGATACAAAGTACAGTATGAAAAGCATGCAGTTAGAAGAGTAGTAAGAGCATCAGATGCACAATCTCCTATGGAAGAGTTCGGCTATCTAGCTAAGTTCAAAACTATTATATATACCCCTAGATACTACTACCCAAAAAGCAAGGATCTTTATCTAGAAGTAGAGTGGGATGTAGACTGGAGAGATGTAGAGCTATATGGAAAGCCAATATCCATAGTTAACGCATTCCAGATAGATGAGCCAATAGCATTTAGAGAAGATGAAGTTACGTTCTTTGGTTGTGGCTGCGATACCTATAACTTTACAATAGGCGATCAAGAGAAATGGCTTAAAGACCTTGGTGACGTTTGGGTTTCTAAAAAGGTTATATAGAATATACCGCTAAAGAGAGAAGTTAAATAATGTTTGTTCCTCTCGTAATAATTGGTACCGCAGACGATGGACCAGATGGTACTCTGTTTCTACCAGAAACCCCTAATGACGCAGAAACAGTTTTTGGTTGGAAGCAAACAGAGTACTATACTCTTCAGTCTGATCAAGCATCAGCCTCTACAAAATATCCTATATGGGGCGGACTAATTGATGTATATAAGAAGGTAGGTAGTAGGATATATAGAGATCCTCTATACATGTTAAGAGTGCAAGCCTCTGGTACCTATGTTACGTTTGGTCAGCCTGGAGCTAGCGGTAGCTATATATTTAGCTATGTAAGAGTACCTAACGATGACAATATCGTACTGGCAATGCACACAGTCTTAAACCAAGGGGCAGATATGCCCTATCTATATAGAGTGCCAGGTACTAAAGCGAATGTTATCATTGGGGGGCTAAAGCTAGAAGCAGAGTACTCAGGAGAAAAGTACAACGACATCCCTGTAATAGTTGATAATGATACTCTCACAATAGTCTATACCTCTGACTACGCACCGCCCTCCGGTATATCGTATGATATACATCAGCCAGCTAATCTTTTAGTGGACCAGATTAATAAAGATCACTATACTAATAAGCATCCTCTAATGGCCTACTCTGTATTTAATCCTGCTATTCCTAGTGGTACTTATGCTACTAGTGGTGGGGCTAATGGTACAGTAAATTCTTGGAGTGTATGTAACGCTTTAGACTCCATGGATCTAGATAGCGTAGGAATGATAGTAATTGCTGGTAGTCCTCCTTCTGAAGTAGTTAATTCTGCGCTAGGATTTATAGAATCACAGGGAGAGTATGCTGGTCCAGCATGTTTGATAGCATCCGCTCCATGGTCACTAAGAGGTGCTTCTGCTGAAGACCTAGAGGCATTCTTAAACTCGCTACCGTTTAATAGTAATAAGCTATTTTATGTTCCAGGTTGGGGGGCAGATATAGCAAGTCCAGTTAATCCAGCATGGATACCATTATCCTATGTATTTGCTGGGCTATGGCTAGCAAATACTTCTGCTCCAACTAACAAGAGTACTTCTCTATATGACATATCTCCTATATGGAGTACTGATCAGCTGCACTCTCTTGGGAATAAGTACTGTGTATTTAATAAGTACATTATTAGTAATCTTTCTCCATGGAGAAGCTGTCCAACTAATGGAGAGAATCCTCTAATAACTAAAGTAAAAATAGATATAGCTAATAGAATAGGATCAGCTTTTGAGTACATTATAGGGGAGCAGGGAATACTGCCTGATAGAGTATATGATATCACTGGTGAAGCTCTAGAAGATTTAGACAATGTTAGAGATATACAATATACATGCGAGATAGGGACTTACTATATAATTATAACTGTGTATGTTATAGTATATGGCGAAACTCAATACATACAGATGAACTTAATAAGCAGGAGGCCAGAGAATGCCTAATATAACCAATATATTAAGTTCATCGGCCAATGTAGAACTGCACTTTGACCTTAATAAGCATTTACCGCTAACTCCATATAGTCTACCTATAGCTATATGGGACCTAATAGAAGCTAACTGGGCAGATAAGGGAGTTGTATTCACACAATCCCACCCACGAGAAAATGTAGGTACGCCTACTATAGTATGGAGTATATATAGAAGAGTTCCTGGTAGAGATGGTCTAGAAATCAATAAGCCTAGGCTAAGAGGAACTGTTCCAGACGAAGAAGATCCTACTATAACTTATGATCAATACGCTCAGTGGATGACAATAATATATCAGTTCGATATTTATGATATAGATAACGAGTCTACTAATGATCTAACTGAAGAGTTCGATGAACTCATGTTTCACATAACTCCTATACTAAGAGAGCTAGGAGTAAGTGAATGGATATTTGATGAGCAGCTAGTAGATAAAGAGCTAGAAAGAGCTGTATCTCAAGAAATATACAAAAGAACTCTACGCTTTAGATGTATTCTTGAGAGGAAATTCGTTAAGTCCGTACCAATTATCCAGTCCATATGGACACAACTTGGGATAGAAGCAAACCATATGGTTGAGAACGAGTCAGTAGTTAGAAGCGATGTTCTTACTAAAGATAGACTGGCTAAGAACTGGATATCTAGTGTATGGTCTATTACCAAAGAGTACAAACTTGAGTACAGTAGTATATCATCTTCCGGTACTCAATACTTAGAAGGGGTTGATTTTAAGATTACTCTATCTATACCGGATGGTGCCTCGTATATAGAATGGCTGCCACGAGGAAAACATCCACTACCTGGAGAGGTGTATTATGTGACTTACTTCTATAGAGATATAGGACTCAAGTTTCCTGCTACAAAGACTAGTCCTACATAAAGGACTACCTTCAACTGACTGGAGGAAATAGTTATGGCAAATCAAAAACTACCGGGGGTTATCTTTACTTATAGGGATGGTGGGCTAGTTCCTGCTGTTATGATTCCTGTTACTGAAAGGCTACTGATTATTGGTAATGCTCTTGATGGTCCTGTTAACTCGCCAATATTCATTAGAAATCTTTCGGACGCTGAGGACATTTTTGGTCCACTAACCTATACTGGTGATTATATCAATCCCCAGACGGGAACCGCAGATGGTGCATATGCGGATAACAACCTTACTAAAGCAGTAAATGAGGCTTTACAGGGTGGTGGTGGTAATATCATTTGTGTTAGAGTCGGAGGTAAAACAGCTCAGGTTACTGGAGCTTGGCAGACTGTAATTAATATTATTGCTGCTAACCCAGGTCGAGTATATAACTCGGTTACTGCTGTTGCTACCACAGGCGCTACTGGATGTACAATTACTCTTAATCAGCCTACTAGCAAGGGAGGTACTATCTCCTGGGCATTTGATACAACTAAAACTCTAGGAGATGTTGTATCTACTATCAACAATGATAATAGAAACAGAAGTATCGTAATGACTATACCTGCAGCTAATGTAACTAGCCCAGCTAGTAGTATTAAGTCTGGTACAGTTGCGCTATCTGGCACTGTAGCTGGAACAAACGGTACCTCTGCTGCTGGTGAAGACTTTGCATCTAGCAAGAACGGATACTATACGCTTCTAACACAGCCATTTGGTACGTTTGATACCCTCGCTACTACTGAGTTTGATGTAGCAGTATTAGTAGGTATTTATGCGGATGATGAGGCTGTCCAAGGAAATACTACTACTACTGTAGCACAGGACTTTGCTAAGTTCCTATACACAGTAAGCAAGGAAACTAGTCCATGCCACGGTGTTATAGGACTACGACCAACTGGTCTTAAGAGCCCTGCTGACTTAGCTGCTTATGCACAGGCTTCTCTACTAAGCACTACGTCTGGGTACTATGATGCTAACTCTAAGCAGCTTAAGTTCGGGTACTTTATGAATCAGGGATTTTACTATAATGATCCAGACGAGACCGCACCTGTAGATATTGGTAGATTTATTAGTGTTGTTGCGGGGCCTGATTTAATTCTTACCCAGAAAGAGATTGGGTACTATATTGAAAATGGTGCCGCAGTATACGCAGGAATGATAACAAATCTTCCTTCTCAGTCTGCTACAACTAATAAGGCCTTAGGTACAGTTAAGCTTCTTAATGGTAACTTTACAAAGACCATTCATGAGCTACTTAACCAGGGTATTGGTAGAGACGATTCTACAGGTGACTATGGACAGGCTGCTTATGTAACATTTAAGACAAATAATGTTGTTAACAGACCTGTTGTCGTAGCAGATAATACCTGTTCTGCAAGAACCTCTGACTTTAGAACTCTACAGGTTCTCAGAATCGCTAATCTTGCTGCTGTTATGACTAAGGCTGTTATGTATCCATTCATTGGAGAGCCTAACAGTATTGAAGCGAGAACGGCTATGCGTACTCAGCTAGGCTCTGCCTTACAAAGACTAGTTGATGCAGGAGCTCTGCTTGGAGGAGACGGGAATGGCTTTAAGTTCTCTATTAGTTCCGACCCAGTAGAAACTCTTCTAGGACAGATTACAGTTACTCTGTTCTTAAGACCGGCTCTTCAGATTAAGTACGTAAAGGTCGTTGTTAACATAACGGCTTAAAAGGAGATAAAATATGGGACAGATCGGAGCTGGTGGCTCAATTTATAATACCATTCAGAACAATCCTAAAGCTAAGCAATCTTTTGAGGAGGCTGAGAAGACGTTTAGTGCATTCTCTGGTGCAGACATTGTTGCTTATATGGGGCACAAGAGAGTGGCTAGCTTACAGGGTATTACGGTTTCCATTACTAGAGAGGTAATGCCTGTCTTTGTAATGGGAGATCCTAACCCAAAGGCCTTTGTTAAAGGTAAGCGCGCTATAGCCGGTAACCTTGTATTCACTCAGTTCGATAAGCATGCTATCTTGAAGATGTCTAAGTTACTAGACCAGAATGTTAACTTTATTGGTGACATAGACTATTTTCAAATTCCTAATAATATAAAACTAAATAACCTACAGTCTCAGACCGTCAATGTTCAGAGCCTAGCTTCTCAGTTTGGAGCAGGTGGCAATGTAAATTCTACAAGGGTATCTCTAACTGATGATGCAGGAATATATAATGCAATTGCTAGAGAGCTTGCTGAAACCTACGCCTTAGTTGCTACTCGAAGAGTAAGATACTCTGACCAGGTTCCTCCATTCGATGTTACCATAACAATGGTAAATGAGCTAGGACAGGTAGCATATACTGCTATCCATAATGTACAGCTCGTTAATGAAGGATGGGGGTATACTCTAGACGATCTAAACTCAGAAGCTGCATTTACGTTTGTAGCAAGAGCGGTAAGTCCTCTTGATAGTATTCTCAATCCAAACGATCCTAATACGTCTTGGAACGATTCTGCTGGAGATAGGATTCCCGCCTAACACTTAAGTAATAAAGGGGGAGGGCAGGTAATGCTCTCCCCCTATTTTATGCTATAATAAAATGATTCCTAAATTTGTACTGTATTTTTCGGGAGGGTGCAATGGTTCGTAAAATAGCTCGCTATGGATGGACGCCAGATTTACCAGACCATCGTGACTTTAAGTATTTCCCATTAAAAGATGCAGCGCCTAAGAAAACACTACCGGGAGTAGTTGATCTTAGACCTGTGTGTCCTCCTGTATATGACCAGGGAGACCTTGGGAGCTGTACAGCTAACGCTGGTAGTGCATTATACGAATTTGTACAGGATAAATCTAGTCTTGGGGATTATCTGCCCTCCAGACTATTCGTATATTACAATACTCGAGTATTAGAGAATACAGCCTCACAAGATAGTGGTGCAAGCCTTAGAGATACAATGAAGGCTATGGCTTCAAAGGGAGCATGCCACGAAAAGTTTATGCCTTATGATATTCAGAAGTTTGCAAGAAAGCCTACCAAATCTGCATATACAGACGGCTTAAAGCATCTTGTTATTAAGTATCTATCTATAGTACAGGATTTAGATCATCTAAAGTCATGTCTTGTAGAAGGATACCCATTTGTTTTTGGAATGTCAGTATACGAAAGCTTTGAGTCTGATGCTGTTGCTAAGACCGGTATCTTACCAATGCCTGGCCCAACCGAAGGCCTTGTTGGCGGGCATGCGGTTATGGCTGTTGGATATGATGATAGTAAGAAAATGTTTATCGTTAGAAATTCTTGGGGTGCAAAGTGGGGACTGGCAGGGTACTTCATGATGCCCTATGCCTACATAACCAGCCCGGATCTATGCTCTGACTTCTGGACCATTAGACAGGTCGAAGCAACTAAGGGCTAATATCTTATAATGAGAAGCACGGCTTCGTTGGAAGAATAAGATGGCTGAAACTAATAAGTACATGTTTGTAAGCAACGAAAAGATGCTAGATAGATATGTTGCAGAAGATGATTATTCTACTGCTAAGGTGTTCTCTGGAGTAGATATAGTCGCTTATGTGGTTCTTCCAGGAAGAAAAAGCTATACTCTTGGCACTCTAAACATGCTCTCTATCTCTACGCATAGAGACAAGTTCCCGGTAACAGCACTAGGTAAAATAAGAGTTAGAGGATTTACAGCAGGGCATAGAACCTGTGGTGGTACTATGGTATTCTCCTCGTTTGATAGAACTGTATGGCATAGAATGGTAATGGCTACTGAAGACAGAGATAAAAATCCTAAGCCTCTTGATCCTAGAGGAAGCTCTAATAGGCCATTAGAGATGTTCTTACCAGACGAGCTTCCTCCATTTGACGTAAGCGTTACATTTGTTAATGAAGCAGGTACAGTGTCTTATACTGGGGTATTGGGAGTAAGTATCTTAGATGAAGGAGAAACGTACTCTCTAGATAATATCTCTGTTATGGAAACCTACTCCTATATGGCAGTTGATAGAATACCGTTTCAACCTCTTGATATTATGCCTGATACAGGAGCTATAGACTCAAAGAGAAGAGAAAAAGAGGATTTGGAACCAATAGATAGTAGTCACTTTTCTAACACTTCACAAAGTAGTGTGCCTATTCTAGATCCTACTAATACTGCTATTAGTATGACTGGGCAAACTCCTCTGCCTCCTGGAGTGACATCAAATACAGATCCTTCCCAATACCCCTCGTCTCCTCAACCCAACCCTAATGTTTGGGCATGGGGGCCTCCTCCTCTAGCAACACCAATAGATGACGGTACAGGAGGAGCTACTCCTGTTACTCTATGGTAAGTAAGGAATAAATAATATAATGCTACCAACATCTGTCCCCTCTACTCTATCTAGACTATTTAAAACATCCCGCAGCGAAAGAGTTCAGACTGCTCCATATCTTTATTCTAAGACTAATGACCGAGAATACCAAACTGTTGTAGATGAGTTTAACTCGGCCTATTGGTCAGGTGTCGATGTTTCTATATTTTTTAATGATATGTATATAGATGATATTGTAAATATACAGTATCAGGTGTCTGAAAATACTCTGCCATTATATTCTTATGGAGATTATACATATAGATCAGTAGCTAGAGGAAGTAGGATTATTCAAGGATCATTTAGTATTAACTTCAAGCGATCGTTTTATATTCCACTAGTACTGAAAGAACTTAAAAATATAAAAGCCGGCTCCTCTAAAGAAGACGTAAGAACAAGTAATAAGATGAAGTCTTCTATAATATCACAGTTTCCTTCCACGCCAGAGGAGATATTAGGAGCGTCAAGACACAACAGTACTGGTGGGTTTAACTACGCTATCTTAGATGAGATCAGACAGAAGAATATAGAAAAGTTTTGGGGGGCTGAAGATAGGTCAGTAGAAACCTCTGCTAGAAATACTAACTCTCCACTATATGATGTAGGCAGCGATGGGATTACCATATATATAAAGTACGGTGATATTAAACTAAATATTGATGAGAGAGCAGTATTTGGTAAGATAGGAACAGGCCTTCCATCAAAGACTGCGGGAACTATTGAGGCATTGGATGGGGTTCAGATCAATGTAGCAGGTAAGTCCATAGACGACAGCGGTAGAAATATACTAGAAATATATAGCTTTATAGCTAGAGACCTTATTCCGGAAACTGGTAAGAGTATTGACTTACCTTAAAGTTCACAATATTATCAATAGAAAGGATTAAGTATGACTAGACAGGAACTTACAGAGGAGATCATTGCAAGCTTAAAAGAACAGGTTTCAAATAGGCCTCTGTATAAGAAAACGTTATTTGGGCAGGATTTTGTATTTACCTATATAAATAGGGAAGAGTACGCTAAGATTCAAAGATGGATTGATGAGAATGGACAGGGAGTAAGGCTATCGGACATAGAAGAAAAGATCGTAGACTATGCTTTATTGTGGCCTCAGCTAGCCCCACCAGATTGGGCTACGCTTCCTGCCGGGGCTATTCCAACATTAGCTAAGCATATCCAGGAAAAGTCTTATCTAGATGCATCTGGTATGAATGACTTTGAGGATCTAGATGTTGAAGATCTTACAGAGATGCCTACTGTACAGGTACTAACAGATAAGGACAAAGAAACCCTAAAGAAAAAGTATTCTTACCCAATGAGAGCTGTTACTATTGGTAATAGCACCTATGTTATTAGACCCATGCTAAGACCCGAGTACTCTAGTTTACAAAAGCTACCAAGAGAAATGGACGGAGAGGTAGAGGGCGTCAAGAGATGTCTTATCTGGCCAGAGAATGTAGACTGGTCTGCTACTGGCGCAGGAGTTCCTACAATACTGGCCGCACAGATTATGCTACTTTCTGGGTTCTCGGATCCTAGCAAAGTAGAAGAGCTATAAATAATATTTGGTCGCCCCTATCTATTATGATAGGGGCTGGCCCATAACTTGTACGGATTAAAATACATGCCCCGTGTCTACAAAACAGAGGTTCTTGGTACATTATATAAATACCGTGGAGCTACTCGTGCAGAGCTAGAAGAAGCCCTTAGGTGTGAATTTCAGGTAGATATAGAAGACTCTCTTTGTAGAGCTTGTGTAGTCTATCCAGATATAGATTTAGACAACTGTCTGGCTGGAATACCAACCACACTAGCAAGAAAGATTCTAGAAGCCTCTGGTATGACGGAAGAGGGTACCGAACTTCTACAAGAAGAAGTAGAAGAATGGATAATCTCATCCTCTGGCAAACTAGAAATATTAATGATGGGAGTACTTCATCTACCTTTAGACCAGATAAGGAATATGGATCCTATAGATTGGTTTAAGTCTGCCGGAGCAGCACAGTTATTAGCAGCTTCTATGTATGGGCTAGACGTAGATAAGTTTATAACCATGAACCCGTTTGAACGTAGGTCAAATAAAAAGCCGGTACCTCCTGCTCCTAATAATCCAAGTGGACGAGTTGTTCCTCCTATTCTAGTAGGACCCGGAGAAATTCCTGAGCACAAGTTAAGACAATGGGAGGAAGAGCATAGTTCCGTAATAAGTAGATAGTAATTATGGCAAACTTTAGAAGTTATCAGGATAGAGACCAAGATCAATCACGCACCAGGTGGGCCTTAGGAGCCGCTGGAGCTATTGGTCTTGGTGTTTTTTTAGCTGCTCCTAATATTAGACGGTATATAGGAAATCAAGTAATTAGAGGAGCTCAGAGACTAGGTAAGTTTGTTGAAAGAAGAGTATACTCTGGTACCCTAAGAAATGTACGTGCCGGAGAAGTTCCTATACAACAGGCTTCTAGACTAGCTATAGAAGAAAGTAGATTAGGGGTAGCGTTTCGTAGCTTTAATAGACTTGTAGGTATAGACTTACCTAAGCAGTCTATGAGAGCTATAGGCATGAGGCACCTTGTTTCTAAAGGGTGGTCTGAAGAAGAAGCAAGGTTACTATTTAATGCTAGTGGTACATCTCAAGATATCTTGAGTAGCCTGACTACAGATAAGGTACTATCAAGTCCGTTCTATAGAAAGAACGTTATTTCTAAGCTAACCCAAGCAAGGGCACATAATCAACAACAGCTGCTAGTAGACGTAGAAGAAGCCAGGATTAAAGCTAGTAACTTCGTACATGTAGTTCCTGGACAAGCGTTCCTAGAAGCTAATAAACTATTTGCCGCTCATCTTAAAGAAATTGCTACTGGTAATAAAACAGGTGGAATTCTCGGAGCCTTCGGAATAAAACGGCTGAGACTAGGAGAATTAACCTCTAAGGGCGTTCTACCTGAGATAGAAGGAATATTAAGACATCCTACTATTAGAAACAATTTCTATTCTTCTCCAAGCGCTGGCGAAGAAGTGTTTATAAAAGTTCTTCAGCATCGTATGAAGGGTCTAACTAAAGCGGATATTATGGCTGCAAAAGCTGCCTATTCTTTAGCACTAGCTGAAGAGCACGCAGTAAAAGCAACTACTAAGAGTATAGACACTTTAGCTATAAGAAGCATTATAGAAAATCTGCCTACTGATATAGTAAGCACAGGAGAGTCAGCTTTTAATCTAGGGCCTCTTATGAATATGGCAGAGGCCGGGTTTAATATACTATCTAATAATTTCATTGTACCAGTAGCTCCAGGACTTGGTGGTCTAATGCCATTTAAGTTCATGCCTTGGTTAAGAGGGGGAGCAAAAGACTTTGCTGGTACTCTAGGAGCTGGAAGCCTACAAAGAGAAATTTATGAGGCTGCACCACAAAAACTACGTTCTAAGCTATTTAATAATAAAGGCGAACTTCTTAGAGACGTATACTATGTTGGTAATAGAATATTTGGAACGGAAGAGGTAGGAGAAGGTGGAAATAGAGTAGTAGGTTCTGTTCCATTTCCAGATGAAATTAATAAATGGAATATTAAAGATGCTAGATTTGGACTTATGCAGGAGTTTTCTCGCATAAGATCTAACCCAAATCTTTATTATTCACAAAAAGGTAATCTAAGAAAGTGGGTAGGTTACAATACACTAGGCCAAATAATGGATGTTATGGGCCTAGATAGGCAGGGGGAGCCGTCTAAATTTGGAAAAGCCTGGAGCGCTATAGGAAAATGGCTATGGCCTAATGCAGATAAGTATGCGAGCAACCCAGTAAACTCACTAAATAGAGTTATGCAGGGAAGTAATAGCATAGATGATATAGAAAATATTCTTGGAACAGTACGTAAGTATACCTCTATACCTAAAGGTATTAAACCTAGCCAGATATTTAGCCCAGAAATAATAAAGCACAGCAATCTTCATCCAGGATTTATAGGTCTTATTAATGAAGGTTTTTCTGATGAGTCTCTCGCTACTGCGCTAAGAGAAATAGATGCTGCAGTAGGAGGAGAAATTCTACACAACGTTAGATTTTTTGATAGAGCATCAGCAGGAATATTTAGTGGGCTACATACTAAAATTAATGCTAGACGATTTGTACAAAATGATATAGGACTGTTATCTCAAGGGATACTAAAGAATCCAAGTCCTAGTATAATTAATCTTAGCGGACTGTTAGGAGAATCGGATCCAGTAGCAGGGTTCGATAAGATTAGAGAAGTATTTTATGATGAGATATTCTCTCACATAGCCGATAATCCAGACGCCCCCTATATATTTGATGTGATGCGAGAGAATATAAACAGTATTCCTAAGCTATCTAAAAGTGCTAAGAATGATCTGATGGCTAGTATCTGGGGCTTATTTAATGAAAAATACTTAAGTAATAAGTTCTTAGATCAAGGCGCTAGAGCAGAAGAAATAGCTAATATCATTAGGAGTCCCGGTAGTAATGTAGGAGACATATTAAAAGACGTACTAAATAGATGGCATGGAGGCGCTACTCCATGGATTAATGGTGAAGGTATAGAAGGTGTAGGAACTAGATTATATGCAGTTCCTGCTGGTAGTAATTATGTAGGAGCTACGCTAGAGGCGATCAAAGACAGAAGTATAAATCCTATAGTCTCCTATATATATGGGGAAACAGTACCGGGAATGGGTAGAGCCGTCAACCCAGGTCCTGGATACCACATGGCATATAGACTTAATAAAATGCTTGCGGAGTATGGTCTAGGACTTCCAGACTCAGACCTACAAAATACTGCTTCGATATACAAAAATCTAGCTCTAAAGAGAGTTCTTCCAGCTTTTGGTGCAGTTGAAGCCTGGAAATATGCTAACTATGTTTCTAGTAATACAATAGGCTTTACGCCAGATAAGGCTATTGGTAATATTAGAGCGCATGCTGCACTAGCAGGATCGTGGACCGCTGATATACTTGGAATAACTAACCGCTCTAAGGCTCTTGTTGATTTAATGCCTGGGGTTGAGGACTATTGGCAGCCTAGGAGCTATGAAGAACAGCAGGAGTATCTATCAGAAGGAAGAGAGCCAGTAAGAAGAGGCAGATGGTGGCTAACTGGATGCTTACTACCAGACGTAGAAGTTATGGTAGAAGGTAACCCTGTTAGAGCAGATAAAGTAGCTATTGGCGATACAGTAAAGAACATCTATGGAATAGACACTACTATTACTCACGTATTTACAAGAAGCGTAGATGAGCCTGTATACTCTATAACAACATATGCAGGAGATGGGGCTAGCTTTATAGTAACAGGAAACCATCCTGTTCCTGTAGCAGTGCAAAGAACACGGCCTAATTATTCGCGCTATATATCCTGGGAATGGGTAAGAGCAGATGAATTAAAAGAGGGGCAGTATCTAGCATATCCAAGACCAGTAGGAACCGGGCAGCTTAAGAATATTACTATTTCTAACACGGATACATTAGAATTAACTACAGACCTATTCCCCATATTTGGATGGTATCTAGCCAACGGAATAATAATATACGACCAAGGAGAACCCTCCGGTATATCATTTACTTTAAGTAAAGAGCACGCTGATACTATATCTAGCCTACTAAAAGAAATAACCGAATATCAAGTAGATATAAGCGATCTTGGTACAGTACTAAAAGTAACTCTATATAATAGTACTCTTGCTAAATCTATAAAGACTTTACTTAGAGAAGATAATGAAAAGAGAATACCGGATGAGTTGTTAAACGCGCCTAGCGACTGTATACTGTTCATGCTAATGTCCTACTTACTAGAGAGCGGGGCTGATTTTTCTGGTGAAGGGATAATAAACGGTAGCACAACAAACAGACAACTACAGCTATTTATACAAAAGATTTGTCTACAGCTTGGTATACAGTGCTCTATTGAAAAGCCCTTACAGTATGACGATAAAGTAAAAAATAAAAGCACAGTATATCCCTACTGTATAAACTTGCGCGATACTAGCATAACAGTATTTACAGATGACTATGTTTATTTTCAAATAAAAAGTATAGATACAACTAAGTATAGTGGGACTGTGTATGACTTTGAAGTAGCAGAAGGAGAAAGTTTTTGCCTTATAGCACAGGCGGTTCATAATAGCAGACAGGCTTTTGTAGGAGATAAGATTCAGTATTATTCCCCGTCATGGTATCAGCTATCTCAGAGTAAGTGGCAAGAAGCCTCTAATGTAGATCTAAATAGTGATGAGTACTGGGGGCATAGTGCTATACCAACACCATCACATCCATTTTCTCCTATAAAGAAGCTACTAGACCCATATTGGTGGGAAGAAAAGCACAAAGAAGATCGTCCGTATATAGAAACTGGTACTTTATTTAGCCCAGATACTTTCCTAGGTAATATAGGTAATATGACTATTGGTAGGATACTTAAACCTACAAGAATCATGCATCCCGAATATCTAGAAGAGGGCGTAGAGGAAGGTTCTGATAGCGGTAGATATGGCGCTCCAAGTGCTACTAGAGTCAGCTTCACTAAGAGTGGCGAGTATAAAGTACTACAAGGAGGAGGTGCTTTACAAACAGGACTTGGAACAGGAGGAGAAGGGCCGTACTCTAGTGCAGGCGGAGGACAATCCGGAGGTTCTGGTACCTGGACTCCTATAAAAGGCGGAGACTTAGTTGATAGTAGCTTTGATTATAGTAATGCTATTAGTTCAAAGTCCTTTAAGGTACAGAGTACTAAGCTAACAGAACAGTTCTGGGATCTTGCTGGTATCTATGGCTATGCTCAAAAGGTAGCAGCAACAGCACTAGGAACTGCTCCGACTATAAACACCCCGGTAATACAATCAGCAGATAGAGGGTATGGATACGAAAGAAGATTTTGGGACAGAAATCTGGGTGGTATCCCCGGTGATCTTTCAGAATTCTGGCGTAGAATTATTCCACATAGAAATAGAAATATACATGAGTATAACCCAGTTCCTAACAAAATGCCTGATTGGATGCCTGGAGAAGACTACTTTATAAACTTTAAGACTGGAGATCCTTACGTTAAGATTCCTGCCGGTGAGATAAGATTACCGGGAGAGGCTTATGAAAGAATACACGGTGTATCAGGATATGGTTCTTTAACTAGAGTAGAGATTCTATCTGACGTTGCTCCGTGGTCTAATGAACTAAAAACAGAGCTTGCTAATGTAAGAGCAGAGATAGCGGAGGATACTCCAGAGGTAGCTGAGTATAAGCAAAAAAGAGTTAATGAGGCAGTAAAGAGGGCAAGTCAGCAGAAGAAAATATATAAAATAAGAGACTATAGGTTTAATCAAAAAACGGAGTCCAGGGAATATACTATAAAGTCTATACTAGATGCTAATACTTTTATAGTCGAGGAGGACGAGCATCCGATACGATTGGCTGGTACTAGAGTAAGTAAAGATAGAATACGTAAGTATCTTAAGGAACAAAATATTAGAGTAAAAAAGGGCGATGATTCAATAACCGCATTCTACAGAACCTTTGGCATAGAACCTGGCGCTAAGATAAGAGCCGTAATGGCTACAAAGGATGATGACCAGATCTCTGATGATATGCTACAAACTAAGCGGGCAGCAGTATTTGCTGGCGGTACTAATGTAAACAGAGCTCTAATAGATACAGGCGTAGGTATAGAAAAGACAGGAGACAACAGCGCTCCCGGTATAGTAGCAAGATATGGTAAGTTGTCAAGACTATATGGCCTACTATGGGAAAAGTTTGCTCATCTAGATACTCCATTTCATACTAAGCTATTAAGAGTTAGATCGGCTCTCGAAGAATATAAAAGATCTCAGGTATATGGTACTACTGCAGGAGACTGGGCAGCACCGATAAAAACCTACGTTAGACCGACTATGGATGCTATAGCTTCTCGCAATCCAATATTAGCAACTCTTACTGGTGCGTTTATAGGATCTCTATTTGGAAGACTGGTAGGCGGTAAAAAGATAGGCGCTGCAGTAGGAGGAGCGCTAGCTGCTCAAATGTCTATAAGAAGAGTTCTAGGAGAAGTGTTTACCGGTGAGAAGTACATTCCAAAGAGAGTACGAAAGAGAAGAGAAATAGAAGAGTACTATGATGCACTAAGATATGTAAAGTATACCAGACTATCTAAACAATACGCTGATGCCGCTTTAGAAAAGGAAGGTATAGATATTCTAAAGGTTGCGGATGAAAAAGATCTAGAAGGAGATAGAATTAAAAAAGAGCTGGATAAGTTAGAGAATAGAAAAAGAGCTATAATGTTATCTGATGCTAGCGTAGACTGGAAGAGAAAAAAAGTTAAGAGAATTAATAGAGAAATAAATAAGATTGTAGAGTCCAATAGAAAAGAGTATGATATAGGACCATTAGCGGCTAGAGCTTTGTTATATAGAGGGCTAGCTAAAAGGACCATAACTGGTGCTATTCCAGGTGATCCGTTAAATAATGTGATGGGCGGATTGCCTAGGTATGAAAGAGAGCTAGCGATGGATATAGTAGCTAATGGAAGTCCTAGAGAGAAGAAGGAGTTCTTTTCATTACTTACTAAGAGACAGAAATCAGTACTAGGACAGTACTTAGGTATACGTAAAAAAGATACACCACAGAAAGAATCGTTAAAAGAGTTCTTTAAGAATTATCAACTTCCAGATGATACCTGGGCCGGATGGAAAGAAGAGTTTAACCTAGAGAACGCTAGAGTAGTAACTGCGCAGAAAGAAGGCGTTACTCCTATGGAAATGGGGATATATCCTATAAATTCTATGGATGCTAAGATAGCAACTAGAGAGGTTCCTATTCCCGTAATTCATGGAGAGGTAGCCGATGTACATAGAACACTAGAAACCCTACTAAAGGGTAGGGGAGTTAGAGATATTTCCATAGAACTTAATATGTCAAATTCTACTAAGGGTAGTGAGTCTAATATAGAAGTTAACCTATCTCATGACCGAACTAATGAGGTAGCATCAAAGATATAGCCTAGTAGAATTTGTGCCATAATATCTCTGGAAGAACGTGCAATAAGGATAAAACATGCTACAATTAAAACTAAAACTATTGGGACCTGGAAGATATCTAGTACCAGAGGGAGTAGATGCTAGTAACTGTATAGTATTTTTCAATGGAAGATACCTGGCTCCAGAAGAAGATTATACAGTAAACGGTTCTGTTATAGAAGTTTCAGGTAACTGTTTGGCCACAGATGATCTATATATTGTAGAGACTAAACCTCCAATAAGAAAGAAGGCTTAGAGTGATCAAGATCTTAGTAAAGATTCCAGGAAAAGAAGTAGAAACGCTAGCTGCTCTAGGAGCTATGAGGGAAACTATTAAGTACTTTCCTTACCAAGTTTTTATGGATGCGGCAGTTTCTACTGAATCGTGTAAAGAGCTAGTAGTTGAGTCTTCGTTAGCTAGTAACATATATAGTCTAGACGATTTTTCTGAAGCCTCACATATTGGCTATGACCTTGTATATACTGTTGATCCAACACTAGAAATGGCCCATACTTATTCAGAAGAGTCGAAAGCTAAGAAGCTAGAGGATATGATGAAGTTTCTTGGAAATGCTCCAGAAGGCGGGGTTCCAGGAGATATCTATGGCATATTCTCTACAGTAACTACTGATTTTGCTAGGGCTTTACAGGGCCTACGACCTAGCTATGACATTACAGATTATCTTGAACCATCTTATATGATACCTTACGCATATGTAAGGGGTAAGACTAAAAAGTCTATTAAGACTAAATTGAGGACTAGTATAGCTGCTGAGGATGGAAAGCCTGTTAGAGATGACTACTATATGGTATTTCCCATATCAGAGGACGCTAGTGAAGAATACCGGGATACTGTATGGGAGTGGTGTAAAGTACATAAGACAGGAATTGCTTCTGTATATGTAGAGTCTAATGGTACTATTTGGGGTAGTAGTGAAGTACTAACTACTGCTGAGCAGGTTGCTCTAATTGAAAACCCTAATTGTTTGGGAGTCATTGGAGAAGATTGGCGAGTTTATCTATCCTGGATCTTTTCGAAGCCGCTCACTTTCCAGCTTATAGACAAGGAAAGTAATATCCCCTGGAAGGGCATATCATCAACCAATGCCATAATATGGGCATTAGACAAGAGACCACTTAGTAGTGTTAAGGAAATATTTAGAGACCTTATAGCCTTTAACACAAAAGAGTTTTTCAAACATCCTGCAGCAGCTATTGCCTAGTAATATAGATGTTAAGACTGGCCGATAAGGAGCGGCCTTCTAAGACTACTCTATAAAGAGTCTTAGTAAAGCATAAAACAATGTGGCTTAAATTCGTTTATAGCGCAATTAGACCAATGTTAGTAGACTGGGTACACGGTAGAGCTTTAAGAATTCCTGAAAAGCAACTACAGTCTTTAGCATCAAAGTATAAGGTATCTGTTGATGTTGTTAGAGCAATGGAGAATGAGATTGCTACTGCAGTCGTTACCCAGCTAGACAACCAGGTATATAACAAAGTACTGCCCTTCTAGGAGCAATCAATTGAGAAGAGGAAGAGCTGATAGGTTACACAAGCTAGTTAATAAAAAGGTTCCTAGACCGTGGAAAAAGCCTATACAAGAATCAGCAGAAAAGACGGAACCGTCTACTAGGCCTTCTTATCAAGAAACCAGAAAAGCCGTAGAAAATCTAAGGAAAAATATCTTATTACAGAGGGCTGCTTCCAGACCTCTACCAAGTAGAAGAGCTAGACTACGTAGCATGAAGATTACACTTAGCGACCTATACGATACTGAGTAACCACGGTAATACCTATAGTTATTTATAGTACTACACACTTAAGGCCTCTATTTGCGTTTCACTATTGTGATTGCAAATAGAGGCCTATATTAATAAGCCATGAGAAAACAGCACTACTCAGAAAACCCAAGAGACTTTAGAGTTGGAGATACCGTTAAAGATACAGAGAGCGGTGAAATTGGTATTATCCAGCGAATAGAGAATATTGCCTGGGCTGGGATTAATACAGCTGCATTTGTATACCTTATACGTAAGGGGTATGTAGCTAGGATACAGCTACGTGCTCTTAATATTGTAGGGAGCGTTAACAGAGCTGCTGGAGGATTTATAGATAGAGCGCTAAGAAATCCACATCCTGAAGTGCCTCGTCCTGCTCATGAAGTAGGAGTTTCTCATGGAACTCCTAGGCCAGCCCCTACATCACCTACTCCACCTACTCCAGCTAAGCCTACTCGCTCTAAGCGAGTACCTAAATCACCGCCTGAACCTGTTCCAGTTGATCCTAAACTATTAGTATATAATACCTCACGTCTTTCGCAACGAGAAAAAAGAGAGCTTATTCGTAAATCTAGATACTTCTTAGAAGAAGAAATTAAAAAGATATATGGTATAGAAGGAGTATCGTCAGTACTTAATAATGACGAAAAAAAGATAATAGGTTCTATAGCAAAAAAAGTTCTATCAGAAATGATAGACGAAAATGGACTACAGCTAGAGGTTACTTTTAAAAATAGACCTAACGCTAGGTTTAATGAGGGGCTATTAATTGATAACGAACCTTTAGATGTACTATCCTGGCTAGAGCGAGGAGCAAGAAGACGTAGAGACTATATTCTTAGGATTAAAAAAACACAAAGAATACTCAGAGAGTTTTACTCCGGTAAAGAGTATGTACCAGAAGTAGCAGACAAAGTAGCCCAAGCAATTGAAGATATAAGGGCTGTTGCTAAGCAGATGGGCCGAGAACAAGATGCTGAATCTTTAATAGAAGAGTTTAGAAAATATATAGGTGGGCACTCAAAAGCCTCTCAGCTTTTCTCACAGCATACCGGTTTAGGCCAGGGGGCTGGAATAGGTTATCTCAACCCTAAAAGAGAGGGAGTACGTAAAACTGCTATAGCTCTTTCTGAGATGTTAAATCCAGAAGTCAAGAGTAGAGAGAGGATGTTAAGAGAGTATTTACAGGATATAGATAGGTTTGGAAAAATAGCAAATATTCATGGATTTAGAACAGCTGAATCTCTTAGCGAATCTATAGCGGGTAAAGATTCTCTAGGAGAGTTCTTTAGTGAGGACATAAGAGAACAGTCTTATACTTATGGCTTTTCTAGAGATATGAACCTTAGAGAATGGAATGAATTTGTAATGAGACAGGGCGAGCTAATGCAGCCTATGGATAGTTCTAATGTTTTATTAATTAGAGAGTTTAGAGATTATTTACAGGGTAAAATAGATAAGCCTGGATTTAAAATGACTCAATATCTTAACGGGTCTATAGCTAATAATGATTCTATAAATAACTTAATGATTAGAGAGTTTATAGAAAAGTATAAACAGTCTAATGGTATGCCTCCAACAGAAGAAGAGATATGCCTTGGTATATGGGGGAGCCACACACCGAATAATATTAATAAAATTAGAAGAGCTCTGACCAAATTTCCAACAGCTGCACAAGGAGGTGGTATAGGCGAGTTTGGAAAATATACAAATACTTTAGGCCCAATGTTAGAGGATGTTAAAGGAGTAAATGACACAGTAATATTAAGACCATATAATGTTGCTATGCGTATAACTGAGTTTGATCCACTAGCTGATGGAGGGCCTAAGGTAACACTTTCTCCGGTAACTATGCCTCTTCGTACTGAAGTTGAGGAAGCAGGTAAAACTGTATCAAAGCCACTATATAGATTATATATGTCTAACCATGAGGGTGAAACACCAGCACAAGCTCTACTAAGGATTATGTCTAATGCAGGCGAGACTTTAGATATGTCTGATGCAGATATAAGTAGCCTTACTAGTGGTGCTAAAGAAGTATTTAATAGAACCTCCATTTCTCTAGGAGATAAAGCGCTAGATCTTTCAAGAGTATATGAACTGTTAGGAGTAGCCACAAATGGAACAATTGACCCTAGAAAAGTACTAAAGTCAAGAGTAGGAGAGCAGATATTAAGTAGTCTTGGAATATCGCCCGCTACTATTGCTTCTATGGATATAAACGAACTAGAAGATTTACAGTCAGAGCTAGCAACAGAAATTATTGCTGCCTTAACTAGTAACCAGTCCAAGTTTTCCGCAGAAAACTTTAACGAAAAGTTTGTGAAAGAAGTAGCATCTATTACTCGTAGAAGGCTAGGTTCAAGAGAAGATGTATTTACTCGTATAGGTAAGCCTATTTCAGGCCAAGGAACTGTATCTCTATCTAAAGAGATTGCTGATACAGAAGGCTTAACTATTGCCGACACTATAGCGGATCCTACAGACTATGCTATGCAAGCTATTGAATCGGCCTCTAAGGGTGGATATGCACAAGAAGTTATAGATCGTACTATATTTAGCCTACCTAGTAAAAAAAGAATCTTAAGAGAGATAAGGAAAAGAGGCGGAAGTACTTCTATAATAGAAACGTTTATAAACTCTATACCAAAGGAAGTTAGTTTAACAGATAGTAAAGCTATAGAAGACCACTTACTAGGCTTGTTTAATAACCTTAGTAGTAAAGAGGCAAAGAGTATAGCTAAGTTAATATCTACAACAGCTGGAAAACTGCACAGAAAAAATGCCGAACAGCTGTTCTATAGAGAAATGGGTGCCTATGGTAAGATATTTAGCGCATCTGTAGCTGCTGGTGGATGGGAAAAAGAAGATTTACTAGAAGCAGTAGGTATGGAAAGTAGGCCTACTGGTGAAGGAGCTTCTATAAAATCTCTACTAAGAACTAAGCTTAGTATTAAAAGAACACATAGAAGAATTTTTAATCTTCCTAATAGAAATACAGAAGAGTCTGTTAGTATAATGAAATCTATAGATAGGCTAGAAGATATAATAGGGTTTAGAGTAGAAGATATGGAAGAATATATAGCAAATATTAAAGAGCCTATGAATAATATACAAATGTCTATATTTAACAATATTAAGCTTACCCGAAGTAAAGTTCGCTTACGTAACAAGTACCTTAAAAGAGGACTTATAAAATTTGATGACACTATAGAATATAAATATTCTGTTACAAGAAGGATATTTAAAGATAAACTAGCAGAAGTAAGTAATATCATAGCCGAACAGAACGAGTATAATAAACAATATAATTACTATGCTTACCAATACTATAGGTATAGTGAACAATATGATTGGTATATTAACCAAATTATAAAAAAAGCTAAAGATAATGCTGAAAAACTTACACAGAATAAAGGTATACTAAAAGGACTAGATGATTTACTAGAAATAAATTACAAGAAGTGGAAACTTGTAAATAATATCTATTCATCTATATATAATAATATTAGTTTTAATGAAAGTGAAAATATCCCACGTATACATAGACATATTATAGAATTTATGGATATTCTAACAGATAATGATCCTGATATAAAGAATAAGTTTAAAGATAAAACAATAGAGTTGAAGAAGGCTGTGGCTCAATATGATAAGTATCGTAGACAAAATAATAGATATATTACCCAATTGGCTGAGTTGAATAACCAATATGATTGGTATGTTAACCAAATTATAGAAAGCGATAAACATAAAGAGTATGGTGAGATTATAGCCAAAATTGATAAGTACAATAGCGAATTTAATAATTTACTAGAAACATATAACATGAAGCTTGGAAACGAAGAAAATTGGTTAGAAATTAATGATAGCGATAAGATAAGGTTTAATGAACATACAAGATTATGGAATAAATCTTTAAATGATAAACATCCTCTATTAGAAGAGGCAGTAGGTAACTTAGTAGTCGCTGAATCTGAAGAAGAAAAAGCATATGCTAAGACTGTAGCACTAAGACTAGCTTCTAAATATGCTGAAGACGAATCAGATATTAACAATACAAAAGTAGCTAACTGGCTATTAGAATTTATAGATAAGACCGTAGGATATAGTAATGCTTTACCGGGAGGTGTGCGTATTGAGAACGGTAAAGTTTTTTGGAATGTTGAGGATATAAACCATGTAGAAAATATTATTAATACATTAGGAAAAGAAAACTTTGAAACTAAAGAGGTAGCTGGAAAACCTGGAGTTGTAATAGCAGGAGAAGATAAGAATCTTGTGGTACCTATGGAAGGGCTATCCCTAAATTGGGAAAAGGACTTTCCTTCTGCAAAAACAAAAGGCCAGTACGGTATGGGACAAGAGGGTCCTTCTGGAGCTAAGATAGCTAATATAAACGGCCCATCAGCTCCTCATATAGTTTATGATGAATATGGAACTGGTTTTACAACAGAAGAAGGCTATACTACCAAGATGACTTTTGATCAGCTGATGAGGAGCGCTACTTTCACAGATGAAGAAAGACTACTTGGTATGAAACCTGTTGATGGCCCTCTTCCAA